TCGAAATGCGCGTGACGGGGTACTCAAGGATATTCCAGGCAAAGACCAGATAGGCAATGCCCAGGAGCGTACTTGTGGACAGGTCTACGATGCCTTTAAACTTCCGTGCGTTCGTATCCTGATTGTTCGTCTGTTCCATACCATGTCCTCCTTTGGCGGACGGTGGCCTCTTGCTGAGCCAATACAGCCCAAGCATCTGACTAATATATTAATGTCATTATAGGAGATTTCGAACAGATTTTCTACGGGTCACAAGGGTAAATTGATTCTAGTGGTGGGCAATCTGGTTAGAGGTTTTAAATTATTCGGGATTTGATGGGGTAGGGGGATACAAAATATAACCAGTTGTTGGATAGAGTGTGTGATCGCTGGTGATGACCTGCGGCGGTGGGTTGATAGCTTTCTCGTATTCCGCAATCACTTTCTGCGTTTGTTCCCATATCTCTCTTGCCCGGACGTATTCGGGATGTTCACGCTCGAACTGATCGATAATATCGAATATGGCCTTGAAATCGCACATATACCCTTTTCGACCCCTCAATAACCGTTAAAATCCGTTCTGAACTTTACCTATGCAAATGCTTATTTTCAAAGCCAGTTACAGATCATCCTTTTCGCTGTCGGCTTCGATGCGTTCCAATTCTCGAATTGTCCATAGCCAAGCGATGATCGTCAGAAGAATTGGAACTCCACAGAATAAACAGAGTAACAAAACATCACGTGCCATCTTGCACCTTAAATGGCCCACAGAATTCATGTGCGCCCAAATGATTACCCTGCGAGTCCGTCGTCTGGTCATAGGAGACAAACACGACGATATACCGCGCCTGCTGGCTATCGGAATGTCGCGCCCATATCCCACCGTTGGCAAAGTCGATGCGCCCGACCTTTGTCAAATCGTCTGGCAAATCCCAATAGCCATAACCGTTGCCATCGTCTAACCACTCGACCAGCTCCCCGCCGATCAGGTTGTGAATGGCTTCACAGGTTTCAGGCGACGGTGATTGGATGGGAGAAAACAAAAGCACTCCGAAGAGTGCCATAATGACAGTAAGCATTTAAAAGCCTCCGAGAAGCTATTCCTTGATATGTTCCGGCAGCATGTTTCGGTAGCGAAGGATGCTGATCGCTGCCTCCCACGCCTTCTCTTCGGTCATGCTGTAAGCCACGCGCTTGCCTTCCGCATTGTGGATATTAAAGATGGGAATCGGCTCCCCGTCTTCATCATCGATAAACCCATCTGCGGTGCAGTACCAGCCGAGAGATTTGAGATAGCCAATCGCGTTCAATTGGCATACCCCACCTGATCGAATATCGCTGCGAGTGTCGTTGACGTGCGCGGGGAACTATTGACCGCTGTCAGTGCCGTGCTGGCAACAGCAGAAATGGCGAGTCCCGCTTGTGTATTGAATGACGAATTAGTGAGCGTCGCGCCGCGTTTCGTCCAGGTCGTCCCCGTGCGCGTGTAGAAGTCGAGCGTATTCCCGTAGGCGATCACTTTCATTTCCACAATCGACCCGACGCTGGTCACATCCGTCCAGCCCGAAGGCGTAGCAGGCGTTCCCGCCGTGACGGTGCGAATCTGAAGATCGTTGTTCGTGCCACCCGCGTTGCGCTTGAGGATCATGCGGTGCATGTTGCTGCTGTCCTGGCGTCGGAACTCCAGCACGGCGATTTCGTCATTGGCAGAGGGAGAGCCTACGGTGAATTCGAAGGTGTGTTCGCCATCAGCGGTTCCGGTGAATGTATCGCCGCTGGCGAGGGTCGTGTCGCGAATGGTGGCGAGAGCGTAGTCGCTCGTGTAGGTGGCGCTGAGATCAAGGATTCGAACGATGTCGAAATCGGCCTCAGTTGTGTTAACGCCTCTGAAAACAGGCCACAGCGTTGCCGCAGAAGAGCTAGAATGCTCCGTCCACAGGCGTGTCCAGGTCGTGCCTAAAATGCCGCCCTTGCCCCAGATTTCGCCGCCCGTTGAGAAGAGGACGAAGACAAAGTTGTAGAGGCCAATCGTCCAGTTTGTCGCACCAAGCGCGACCACTGCTGTGCCAAGAGCAGCAGTGAAGGGTGATCCGGCTGGGAAATAGGCACCTAGCACCTGGTTGCCGTTGCCACCAATGGTTGGGCCGCCAGTATCCCACCCAAACATGACGGGCCTTGTGCCGTTTACCCTCATTTCGACCTGAATAAATAAAGCTTTGCCAGTCGCTCTGGCGAATCCGTTCCCATTGTCATCTATGTAGTAGTACGGATCGACAAAGTTGCTGGGTGATAATCCAGAAATGCGGAAACGACTGTTGGTGAGTGAGCCGAGATTTGAGCTGTCCGCGCCCTTCTTCAGAGTTCCCTTTTCCTGAGTGATCGATGAGGACAGCGGCGCGGCGGCGTTCGTTCGGAATTCCGCCTGAGCAATGTAGGTTGGCAATGTGATACCGTGCGCAGCGTTCAACAGCGCCATCGTCGCAGCGCTTTGACGGCGCGGATGGGCCATGAAACGCGAGATCGTAAACCCGGTGTTCCAGACGCGATTTGCGCCTGTGGCGTTCAGGAAGCTCGTATTGGTTGTCGTTGAACCGCGATGCGTGAATGTGCCGGATGCCCCGGTATACAGATCGTGTTTATCGCCATAGCAACTCACGACAAACGTATCGGGTGTGCCGACTGAGGTGACGGTGGCGATCACGCTCGATTTTGTGCCATTGACATAGACATCAATGCCCACGTCATAATTGCTGGCCGTATCGTTGCGCTTAATCCAGGCCACAAACCCGTTGTAAAATTCCTCGCCTGGGGCAGCGGTTCGATAGCAGATGTAAGCCCCGGCGCTGGCAGCAGGTGAGCTAACCGAAAACTCAATCGCCAGCATCGAATCCGGGTGCATCACTTCGGCGGTTGCAGGCGTGATGACCTTTACGCTGTGATCGTCAAAATAGATGCTGGCGCTCGTCCCGGTGACTCGCCGGGGTGTCAGCGCAACGTTGGCGGCCAGCGCGCGGAGCAATTCGGTAAACTGCACATAAGTGGTAGTGAGGGTATGTGTTGGCCCCTGATTTGCGCCCAGGTCAACTCTTGCCGATTTTGCGGTTGTACTGGCCTTTGTCCAATAGGTAATCTCTATCAGATCACCGTTGGCATTGGACAGCGTCTGCGCGGCGTTGGCGTCGCTGTTGCTGCCGTCGATGTCATAGCGCAGGGCGAACGACCCGCCATGCGTGACACTGCCCTCGCGGTTGACCGTGCTTGTTCCGGCCAGACTTTCTGTCCAACTGGTGAGATCGGTGGAGCTGCCCCAATTTTCAACAGCACCGTCCGTCAGCTTTTCGCTCCCCAGGCTTTCGGAGTTGGAGGTTTGGTTAAACGTCGCCAGGGCATAATCGCTCGTCACGAACGGCGCGGGCAGATCGGCGACACGGACGTAATCGAAGAGTGCGCCGTTCACACCCGCGCTAGAGATGCCCGTCCAGCCACCTTTCATGTCCGTCGAGATCGATGTGCAGACGAATAGTTCTGTCCAGTCGGCATAGAGGCCGCCGAGAATCTGAATGTGAGCGCCCGTTGAGCGCATCGTGACGGCGAGGTAATAGTTGTAGCCTGCGATAAACGCGCCAACAGTGTTGACATTCCCGCCGTTTTCACGAATGCGAATCTCATTCGTTTGGACAAAATAGATGCCAATCGAGATCGTCGTCCCCGCTGCACCTGTCCAGCCAAAGGCCATGACGATGTCCGTTCCGCCGGGACGAATCACGCCGAGAACGGCGCGCCCCAGCGTTCGCGTAAACGTTGTCGTCGAGAGCATACGAGGTGTGCCAGCGTTCGTGGGCGTTGTCAGCACCGCAAAGCCGCCCGTAACACCCAATGCGCTGTCGGGATCGGATGTGGCAAAGGAGTCGAGTTCGCCAACATAGGGATTGGCGATTGGCGCGGCGTCGACGGTGTTGAATCCCACATCCAGCAGATACAGGCGGAAGGTGCGCGTCGCACTCCAGTCGCTGGTAAATGCTCCCAGCGTAGCCCTCACACGCCAGTAGAAGCCTCCTGCTGCATAGCTCAAATCTGGCGACGGTGTATAGGTTGTGCCTGCGACAGAGCCGGATGAGACAATTGTTGAAAAACCGCTGTCGGTGGCGATCTGGACATCATAAGCCGAGGCATTGGTAACCGCTGACCACGTGAGATCAGGTGAATAGTCATAGGTATAGACGCCATCGGTTGGCGACAGGAGCGTTGGCGCGTCCAGATGAACAGCTTTTTTGCTGAACAGCAGCAGAAAATCAGTGGTTTGCATAATGTGTTTATGACCCCGCTATCGTGACATTGCGAGTGGACTTGACTCGCCACACACCCGCATCAGCAAAAAGAACGATATTGTCACCTACTGCCCCGCCAAAATTAGCAAAATCCAGCGACCCGCCTCCTCCGTCAAAGCCTGCACCTCCGCTGTAGTCGATCTTGTGCGCAAAGGCGGTCTTGCTGTAGATGGTCAGTTCCTTACCGTCATCGTTGACATTTGTGGGATCGGGGAGGGTGTAGGTGATTGCCGAGCCGCCTGTCAGGTAAGCAATACCTGTTTTTGAGCTAATCGTGCCACTCGCAAAGTTCACATTCCCCCACTTAATCGTTGGGCTGGTGATCGTTGGCGCGGTGAATGTCTTATTCGCGAGTGTTTGCGTCCCGGTTTCAGTGACGGGCGTTCCTGCGGGTGTGCCAAAGCCTGTCCAGCCTTGCCCACTGCCAGGGTTACGAACGAGCAATACCCCTTCATTGGCGGTCATCGTCAAGTCGCTGCCAAAAAAGCTGTATACCGCGTCGGGAGCTGTGCTGTCGGTCACTGTAATGGTATGCCCTGTCTTTGCAAAGAGCAGCACCCAGGCAATATCGCTGCCTAGTTCGTCGTCCAGATTGGTGTCTATCACCACCTGACCGAGCGTGTCGGATGCGCCGCTGTTCGATGCTACTATATGACAGCCCTGTGTAATCGTAAGAATACCGCTGACATCAATCATAACCTCTGTCGGCGCGATGAATGGGTACAACCCCGCAACTGGAAAACCTACCGTCATTGTATGATGCTCCTAAATAAATCTGAGAAACCCGTTAATTTCAAGTCGTCCGCCATCTTCAATAAAGATGCGATGGGCGAAGGCTTCTCTCCCTGCTGGGATCGTCAAGCGGGACGTTAAATGGCGCGGCAAGAATTGTGTATCCGGCATAGGTGCGCGAAGCCACTGACGCATATCTATAATGCGTGTGTTCTTATCAATCGCGGTCATGCCATTTTTAAGTTCAATCGCTGCCAGAGGGATGTAGTTGGGCGCGATGCTCACCGCTGCTGCATCTGTTTCGGATAGCGGGTAGATGAGCGCGACTTCGCTCCCCATTTCAATCCCCAATGCATCGTTTGCGGGATCGTAGTACAGCACCGTCCATGCTTTCATATTAGAGGTGGCGGGGATGTAGCTGGTCAGATCGCTGCTGTAGCGCCTGATAAACCATCCATTCGGATGGGAAAATCCCTCGACTACCACCTGCATCCCGCCATTTTCAGAGAGGGTGACTCGACCTGGAATGAAATTACGGCTCTCAAGGGGGCCAGATAAAAGCTGTGGAATGAGTGGGGGTGTATTCGCTGTCCCGGCTGCCTGCTGGAAGAAATAAGTTCCCTCTTCTGGCTCGATCTCCACCACGCGCAGCGCGCCTTTTTTGTTGCGCCTCATGTAGACGGTTGCGCCGTCCCATCCCTGCGTGCTGATATTCCAGGCGGTGGTGAGTTTTTCGGGCATCCCGTCCACTTCCACCCACATCTTATTCATTTCATCCGTGACATAGACACTGGTGACGCCATCATCATTATCCTGCGCGCTCAGGACACCTTCGATCTCTGCAATCCCCTGCAATAAGAATAGAAGCGCTTGAATGTTCTGTTCGCGAGTTACTGTCATGACTAGCCTCCAATGACGCCGATAGGGAAGGCAAAGCCTGTGATATTACCCTTGCGGACATCCAGAGTCGCGCCAAAATCAGGAGAGACGGCGGCGGCGTTGCCTCCCTCGCCAACGAGCAGCAACCCATCCCGGCTGTTGCCATAGAACCGCACCCCGAAGATTCGGTTGGACGTGACTTCCGTTGTGCGCATCGTCCAACTGCGTCCCGCGTTGCGGCTGGTGTAGAGCGCCGCCACACCCAACCCCCCTGACAGCCTGACCCCACTTAGCGCCATGCTGTAACGATCCACGACGCTGCTGTCAATCGCAATTGCCGAGCTGTGCGAACCTGCCTCGTTTGAGCCAACAATCGGGTCGATATTGGTGAGTGTTCCGGTCAGCATATCCAGTTCATAGAGAACCAAACTCGTCGCTGTGCGCTGTGTGTAATAGAGATAGCGGTCTGTTGGTTGATTCCAGGGGATATGCAGGCATCGCCCTAAAATCTGAGCGCCCACCCAACCCGATACGGTTGTCCAGGTTGAGCCATAATCGGTTGATTTATAGAGCGCCGTTGTCGCTGCTAACCCCGCACCTGTAGCGGTATAGGCCACCACATACACTGTACCTGGGGACTTGCCAGAGACCCATACGCCGGGAAAGTTATCCGTTGAAGAATTGAAGAAAGCAGTGCGCCGTGTCTCTGTCCAATTTACGCCATCGGTTGTGACCGCTAAATACACCCCATCACTGGCGGCACTGTAATTGGAAGCGCACACCACGAAGTTCTGCGCCGCGCGTTCCATCGCGAGAACCCGTAGAGGATCACCCGCCGCGCTGACACTGCGAGTAAAGACAAACTGCTGAGTCACAACACGGCTGGATACCCCGAACAGATCCGTGATTTTGTAGAGCCGCGTTGTCGTCGCCAGCCAGCAGTTGACCGTCGTCCCTGTGCCAAGATACAACGGCGACCAGGGATCGGAAATCACCGAAACGAATGTGCCATTGATCGAGCCGATTAAGCTGACGGCTGTCCATGTCGGGCCACCTGCCCCCTCCGTCGTGTTGAAATCAGTTGTGATATAAAAGCTTGTATCGCCCAGACCGAACAGCGCCATCGTGCCTGTGCCAGAGGAAATCATCACATTGCTGTTGTCGATGGCAGGCGGTGGCGTCAAATCCGGGGGGATATAAGGCGGCAGATTGTTTTCGGCAGGCTGTTTCTTAACGAACTTGACGCCCTTTGGCCCGTCAGTTTCATGATCGAGAGTGGCTGTAATCTCTTTGGTGCCATCATCGCCGTAATTCACGTCCATATTGCGGATCATCCAGCGCGTCGTGGCATCAAAGGAAATCCCACGCAAATTGGTGGTGTCTACTAAGGTGAAGGCCACCGCCTCCTGATAGGCTGGCTCAAATATGTCATAGCCGTCTGGCAATCGAACCCTCATGCCTTTCGGGACACGCCGCCCATTGTAACGGTTGTTGATTTTGGCAAAGCGGCGACCTGTGCGCTTGTCCAAATCGTCCTGGTTGACGCAGATTTGTTTGTCCAGCTTGTCTACACCCGGCCCAAGCGATGAAGGCGCGCGGCCTGCATCCGAGAAAATAGGCTTGTTCGCTGCCTGGATTAATGAAGCAATAATACCTTCCCCGCGTACCGATTTGGCCTCTTCGCGATGTTCGCGGGTCATGTCCAGTTCCATAATGTCAGCAGTGGTGAAATTGTAGGCGGTGGTGCGTGTAGCCCGGTCAGAGGTGTCGAGATAATCGAAGTCGCGAATGACGAACAACCGTCCCAGGTGATCGCAGGTCAGAATGCCATTGACTGATTGAGCGATGTCCCGAATCTGCGCGGCCACACTGGATACCTCGTTAACCGACAGCTTGGAATAGGTCAGGTCGGTACTGCTGATGAGGTTTTCATTCGCCAGCCAGTGAAAATTGAAAAAGGTATTAAAGGTGCTGCCCCACCAGAGCAGGTAATTCAATGCCCGGTTAATGGTCAGGGTTTTAATATGCCGCCATTTCGTATCCCCAGATGCCTTTTGCACCATAACCTGCGTGAGCGCGGGCGTCCGATTGAGGATGCCTAACGGCGATTCAGCGCGGAAGGTAACGGTTGTCTCATCCGGGTCAATATGAATGGAATCGCTTACCAGAAAGCCTACGGCCTTGATGTGAGAGCGTCCACTGATATTGCTGCCATAGCTGCCAACGACACCGTTGTATCGCTCCTCCTCAAAATAAACGACCATCGCGCCGTCGGGCAGGCTGTCGATGTCGGCCTGACTCCCATAAGGAAGCTCGAATTCAAACGACCAGCCGTTGTCTTCGTCCCACCGTTTGTTGCTCATCGCGACGCGCAGGGGCGGGTTATTGACGCGATCATAAACGATCACCGCATCCTGGCGAATCGACTGCTTACTGTTGCCGCTGTCGGTGATTGTGACCTGCACGTGACGACTGCCAACCGGAAATTGCGCCGTTGCCGTTGAGGTGCTGCTGCTGCCTGATTGGTATGTCCCATCGCCAATATTCCGCGAATAGGTCTTCGTTCCCCCACTGTCCGGGTCTACGACCTGCGAGGCGCTGTCGTCAATGTCAATGGTGGCATAGGTCTGCCCCGGATCGGTCAGGCCAACCCAAAGGCCGTTGGTAAGAGGGATGAGCTGTGGGTTTCGTCCCTGGTCGCTGTAAGCGATTCGGCTGTCTTTAGGCAGGTTAATTGAAGCTCCTGCCAACATATCCCAGATACGGAACTCATCCATCACCTGGAAGATGTCACCACTCGCCAGATTGACGGCATTCGCGCTGACCTCGTTAATCGGGAGCGAGGTCGAGCTGATCGTCCCAGACGATGCGATGCGCAATAGCCCTTTAAACGTCCCGCTGCTCGACTTAATAAGAACCGTCATCCCCCGCCGAACGTTGGAAGCCGAGCCGCCTGTCGTCGTGACGCTGATAGCCGTCGCGGGAAAGGTCGGAGTCGCGCTCAATGTGCCGGATTGAATCACGGTTTGAGGCAGGACAGCAAGATAGCCCTTATATTCGTAATGTGCGGTTCTCAGCGTGCTGGCAACGGGTTGAAGATTCGGCATAGGCTCTCAAATAAAAAACACGTCTTAAACGTGTTTTCTGCGGTTTCAGGTATTAGGTTGAATTAGGCGGTGATTTCGACATTCAACTCCTGGCAGGTAATGGTGTTGGAGGAGCTGTTGACACTCCACTGTGCGGTGAGGTCAACGGCCTGTGAAGCAGTCGTGTCTACGGTGACTGCGGCTGTATTGACCATAGCAACCCGCGTTGTGCCGATGAACAATTCACCCTGCGCCATAACCGTACCCCCCGCGCCCGTCGTGCGACAGGTAATTCGGCCTCGGAATGACCAGCCGGTATTGCTCAAACTCGCTGCCGTCGTGATCGTCCCGGTGGTCAGGATGACGGTTGACCCAAACTTCAGCTTGATCGTCAGGTCAGGCGTTCCGGTATTGCTCACGTAACCGAAGGCTTCTACGCGCAGCGAACGTCCAGCGCGGAAGAAATTTGCCGGAAGTGTTTTTGAGCCAACCCCAGAGCCAGCCATCGTGGTTTCAGAGGATGAACTGGCAACAGTGGCGGCAGCGGTGGCAATAAAAGCGCGTCCACTCGCAACGCCTCGTGAAGCGCCCATACGCCACAGTGTCGTTTTATTAACGATTTGCGCAAAGCTATCGAGTGTGAATAAGACCTGCGTCGTATCCGACTCAATCGTTTCGCTGCTGTTCCCGTCGATAATGACCGGGTTAACGGTTGTGTCGGTTTTGCGAATGATATATTCTTTACCGTTTCGAGCCGTTGCCACTGCCGGGAGCGTGATCGTCACCGCGCCGCTTGTGGCATCAACATCAATCCAGTGGTCATACTCTGTCGCCGTGTAATTGGAAGTTTTGGCGACATAAGCCTTTCGGCCCATCATCGACCAAACAGCATCACGAATATCCTGTGCGCTCGTGCCATCAGATACACCAACAGGGATTTGGGTTAATACATCATCCAGTGTGCGGACAGTCTCAGCCATAGGTTCGTCTCTTTAGCCTCGCCGGAATTCGTAGGTAAACTCGGAAGTAAATTCGTCGATCAAGCTGTCAATCGTGATGGGGATTTGCAAATCCACCAACGCCCCGCCGACTTCGCGCCGCCAATGCTGGCTTGGCTGTGGATTCGTCAGATAGACATTGTAGGTTCGGAAAGTGTCTGTGTGGTCAGGGGTATAAATGGTTAACGGCCAGTCGTGAGCCGTGAGATCGCCGTTGGAAACAAAATTGATGAAGATATTAAACTCCACACGCGAAATCGCCGTGTAGCTCCAGTTAATAATTCGCGTCCCTGCAAAGCGCGTGCGCTTATCGAGCGTTCGACGGGCAACCGGGCCCATCGGAACGCGCTCGGCAACAGGCGCATCCGTTACCAAATCTTGCATGTTGGTTAATATCGGAGCGTTGTGACCGACGCCAACGGCATAATCATAGCGTTTTCCCATTAAGCACCTGCCTTTGCTCCAACCAATGTGGCATAGAGTTCTTCCCGCACCGTGTCGGCGATCTGCGAGGGTGACATTCCAAAGCCATTTACGGTGATCGGAACGGTTAACCCTGCGCCCTGACCGCGTTTGGGGTTGATGACCAGCTCGTCTTTATGCCCATAGTAGAGGCCGTCACGGGTGAGTTTCCCGCCTGTATCCAGTGATGGCGGCGTTGGATAGGGCGCGTTGCCCACACCCCCCGTCCCTGGCAGCGGTGCAACGGCGGCAGGCTGAGTAGTGGCGGCGCTGCGCAGTCCGGCCAGCGCGTTTTTAGCCAGATTCAATGCCCCCTGCCAGAAGGCGCTATGCACTTGGGTCGTCGCCGTACTGCCCTGCTGTTCAATGCCGAGGATGTCATTGTAGGCCTTCATCTTGACGGCCAGTTCCTTCTGGAAGCGCTCATTTTCGGCGGCGATGGACTGCTGGGCGGCGATCTGGGCGCTGCGCACCTGCTCATCGTACCGCATTTGTATCGCGCGATTCTGCTCTTGCAGACGGGTGTCGATGTCGCGCAACTGGTCATTGTAACGGATATTGATCTGCCGATTTTCCTCGCTTAGAGCGCGATCAATATCTTTTAAGCGTTTGTCGTAGGCGCGACTTTCATCACTCTGGGCGTCTTTGCGCTGCTGCTCGGCTTGGTCGAGGGCTACTGCATCGCGATCCGAGATGGCCTGTTGAGCGCTGCGATTGTACTGCCGCTGAATTTCAGCCAGTCGCTCATTGTGACTGCGCTCGGCTTCCTCCCGATCTTTGTTGGCGTTACGCGCGGCTTCATTGAGCGCGTTGTCGCGATCTCGGATAGCCTCCGCGCGCGCAATCGTGGCATCCCGTTCGGCCTCAACCAGCGCCAGATTCCGATCCCGCGCGGCCTCACTCAGCTTGAAGGTCAGATCATCGCTGATCTTTTCCAGATTCTCAGCATTTTCCTGATGGGCTTCCTTGACCGCGCCCGCCGCTTCGCTGAATTTTTTAGCCCATGCGGCAGCCTCTTTCAGCTTATCCGGCAGGCTCTTGACGGCATCAATAATCGATTTACTCGCGGCTGCGAGGGCATCATTGTGCGCAATCAGCGTGGGGGTAAGCTGTTTAAGGAGCGTGTATTCTGTTGCCAGATTGTCAATGCGCTGTTGCAGCGCCGCCACATTCTCTGGGCTTTGACCGGACGCGCCGATGAAGCGCTCAATAGCCGCCGTCTCATCTTCAATCGCCTTCAAACGGGCCTTTGCTTGTTCGCCCGTCATCGTTTGGGCTTTTTGCAGCGTGGCGATCTCGGTGTTGACGAGGTTGTCAGCCAGTTTTTGACGGGCCTCTGTCAGCTTCTGTTCGGCAAGGGCGGCATCGTTGGCGGCAACCTGACCGTCTTGCAGCGCGCGCGCGTACAACCCCTGCTGTGCCGTTGCAAGCCCAAGCTCTTTCGCCGCCGCATCGACGGCCTCCTGACTGGCTTTGAGTTCGCCGTTGTTGGTGCCGAGAGACGCATTAAGCTGCGCGATGGCAAGTCCAACATCGCCATAGGCAGCGGCGGTGTCGCGTTGCAACTGGTAATTAAAGGATTGGGCGGTGTCATAAGCGGCCTGTGCGGCTTTGACGCGCTCATCAGCAGCTTCTTTTTCCTTCGCCAGACTTTCAGTTGTGCCTGTGGCGACAATCGAAAAATACTGCGTCGTCGCGTCCAGTTGCGCTCTCGCGGCGGTTTTGGTTCGTTCGAATTGATCGTTGAGCAGTTTGATGGCAATCGTGGCTGCTGCGATGCCGCCAATCATGCCGACATTCCCAACCCCGATAGCATCAACGGCTGCTTTTGCAGCGGCGGGAAGGCTGGATAACCCCTCCTTGAGCTTTGGCAGGGCTTCCGCCAATTCCAGCACATCGCTGGCCGCGTCCACCCCGCTGGATAACCCACCGAGTCCGGCTGCGGAAGCCAGGGAGCGAATCCCCGATGTCGCGCCACCAATCCCTCCAACACTGCTGGCCGCCTGCTTCAGCCCGCGCTCTCGCTCAGTGCGGAGCTTGGATTCTGCCGCCGCCGCCCCTTCGACTGCCTTCTTGACATCGTTATAGGCTTGCACCAACCCTTTTGCGGATTGCTGGCCTACAAGGCTGGAGCGCTTGGCCTCATCACTGATACGGCGTTGGGCGTCTCTTATTTTGTCGAGATCACGGATTGTCCTTTGAACACTCGCCAGGTCGCTTTCGACCTGGATGAGCGTTCTATCGACATTTTGTTCGTCTGCCATGTAGCCCTCTGGGCGGTGGGGTTATAATGACCCCTTTGTTATTTCAGCGCATCTTGGATCGCCCTTGCTGCTATTTCCGTGTCGGCGTTGTTCTTGAGAACAAAAAGGGCAACGATGACCAGGGCAATCAGGATCAGGATGATTAAAAGATAACGAAAGCGATTGTTTTTCATGGAACACCTTTCTATAGGGTGATTCCAGAATAGCATGGATTAATGCTCGTCCAGCCGAGGGAGTCCTTTAACCGTTGGCCTGGACTGCTGCCAATGATGCCAGGCGCGAACCTTCATCAACATCAGAAAATCGACACGCACGTACCAGGGCTGATCGAACCAGCTCCCCGGAAAGGGATAGGCCTGATACCCGGACAATGCCCAGATTCGGAAGGCCTCAAAGATCGCGCCGTCATCACAGTGCAATCCCCAATCATCCAGCCCTGTCACGGGTTTGTCCTTGCCTTCGGCCTCATCGGCGAAAGTCTCATCAATCAGGCGGCGCATGTCTTCACGCCGCCTGATTAGTTTGGGTCGTTTTTCTGCGCCTCCGTGAGCGTCTCTGGAGGGGCAAGCGTTTTGTCGCCTGGGGGTGTATCGACCTCTTCAATCGCAGCCAGCCATTCCCGAAACGGCGTGGCAGGCATATCCAGGAAGCCTTCGAACGCGGCCTGCATTTCCTCTGAGCTAGAAGCGGTTGTGACCCACTTAAAGCCGAGGTCGCCGCTGACCGCTGTGGTTTGGGTCACCGCTACCGCAAAATGATAGGCGTGGTTGACTTCGGCGGGATTGGTGCGATCATAAGCCAGCTTGGCGTAGACCATCTGCTTGTTCAAGGCGTCACGGCCTGTTTCGGTTTTGACCGTCACGTTGACCCCTGGCACGATCTCGACTGTTTTGGTGAGCATGAAACCCTCTTAGTATTCGTAACGGGCGACGACGACATCTCCTGCCGAGCCTGCCGCGGCCAATGTCAGAACCGCCCCGGAGACGGAGAAGTCAGTGGTGTAGGCCAATGCTGTGCCGTTGCGCCATGCCTTGACCTTATTGGCATTGGCGGCTAACGGGGTGTTCGCCAGCGTAAAGGCCAGATCGCTGGCATCCGAGATATGGGTGTGCATACAGACACGCCCTTCACTGTAGAACGGCCCCATGATCGGCGCGGCGATTGTGCCATCATTGGTGAGGCTAAACGACGCTCCCCAGGGCTTTTTGTCCGATTTGTTGGCAATCAGCGCGTGGGTGAAGGTTGTGCCAGCGGCATTCGATAACCCGGCGTCGCCCAGCGGGATCGCCTGAACTTTGGGGTAAATCTTGGTCATGTACCCCGCCTGTCCTGAACTACCAGACATCCGGCTTTTGGCCTGACTGTTGGTGATAAACGTCATGTTGTTGTAGGTGGGCAGGTCAGGCTGCAAGGTAATCATGTCAAAGTCGCCATCGGCATAGACCTTTGTTCCCTGCGCCTGGGCGATAAAGTTCACGTCCAGCACGCCCAACACCAGATCGCCACTCGGCAATTCAGCGGCTTCGAAGAAGAATATCGACTGCGGACCGTCGTCACCTGTGACAGTGACCTTGCGCGGCTGCTGCACCGCAACGTTGATGCTGTCGATACCCAAGAGCCGCTGCATACTGGCATCGCTGCCATTCGCGAGAGAGCCTGTTGCCCCTGCTGGATAACCAGCCGAGTTATTGCGCGCCCAATAAGCGGTCTCGACACCTGCCGAAGTAAATTGTTCGATGTTTGCGGTCATTGTTCACCTCTGATTTTCTTAGCAGGCAGAACGATGGTTGGCGTGTCTTCAGCCTTCGGCGCATCTTCAGCCTGAGCCTCATTCGTCCACTGAGCGATCAGTTCCGGCGTGACGCGTCCGTACTGGCTGCTCAGAATTCGGACAAAATAAGATGTACCAGTCAGCACCTGACGGACGCTGTTACCTGCATCCACAGGTTTTCCGGTCAGGACACACTCATTCGCCTCTCGTTCGCCTGACTTACCGAATTTACTCATATTGGCCTCACAGATAATTGACTTGACGTTCAAAAATAGTGCGTAACCGAAATTCGATCACGCAGAAGACGGCGTTTTCATTGCTGCCGCTTGCATAGGGAACTTGCCGAATACCCGCATCGCCGACGAGATAGGATTGTTCCATATCATTCAGCGCAGTATTGGCCGCGGCCAGTTCCATACGGGGACGTTTTGCCCAAAAAGTCTGGACAGGCTCGATCCACGTCTCCGCCTTTTCCTCAGTTGCACCTTCCTCGCCGAGCGCGAAATTGCCGCTAAACAACCGCATGAGGAAATCGCGTGTCTCCTGTGCGCTCTCCGCACCATACACCTTGCGCTGGTAGGTAGCATCCGCTGTTGCGGTCATCCAGGCTGGGAGATTGGCGTTGGGAATCTGGCGAGGAATCAGGCGATACACTTTGCCCGTGCTGCTGTTTTCGGTAAAAAACAACTGCTGTTGTTCGGCGATTCGATCTCGGATTGTGGCGATAGTAGCCATGTTAGACCCCGTAAATCTGGCGCGTGACGGGCCGGAAGGTTTCGAGCAGCTTTTTGACCATCGGCAGTTCTTGAACGATAACCACCCCTAGCTCTTCGGCAAGCTGCACCGTGCCTTCGACCTTATCGCGGTTTTCATACATCCACTTGACGATTTGATTCGCGCAAAAACGGATGCTGGGATTTTGCTGATAGATTTTGGCGGCAGGATTGCCGTTATGCGCAGCGGCAGTTGTGCCGTTGACGCCTCTGGTCACCGTCAGGGTGTTGGTTGAAATAGCCGTAATCTGCATCTGCTCATTCTCGACGAGGATGTAGTCCAGCACTTTGTAGGGTGTACCGCTGCTAACGACTACGTTGGTGGCATTGTCGTTGAGGCTGCCGTTGAGCGCAGACCCACCTGCCCAAGCATTGGGGTAGAAGTTATGATGCCCCCAAATTCCATTGATGACGATCCGGCTCTCGCGATACTGAAATCCCCAGGTGATAGCCCCGCTGGAGATCAGTTCAATCTTGCGCTTTGGATAGATGTTATCTGGTCTGAGGTTGTAACCGCTGCTATCCACAGCTTCACCATCTCCGTTTGTGACAGTTGTCACAGCCAAAAGATCATCCCGTGTGTCCAGGTCATAACCGCTGACATTGGATTCGTCGAGCGATTTGGCAAAGACATAAGGGACAAAATGGCGAGTTGCCCAGATATCGATAAAACCAGAAGCCTGATGAATGTCGTCCAGGAGAACGTCGTCATCCACTGTCTGTGCCGTAGCGATACCTTTAAGACGTTTAACAGCCGTCAGCGTGGTGTAATCAGCTGGGTAGAGTGTTTCCACCGTCGTTTGCCCTCAGTGCTACGATGAGATCGGCTTTGGTCGCAGTTCCGTTTTTGGCGGTATGCGGAATATCCTCATCCGGGATCTCGCGCCACTTGATTTCGGTACGCAGAAGATCGATCCCCCATTTTTCATAGGGGTTGTCTTCGGTTTCGACAGTGGGCGCGTGAATGGCATCGCTGTCTGGTTTCGGCAGCTCGGGTTTGACGGACTTCGGCTCATTGTCTCGCAGATCAGCGTGGCCGTTCTTGACCAGATACCCTGCTAGCCCCATCAAGTACGGATCATCGTAATCGTACTCACCCGGCAAAAGGGCTTGCTCGTTGGTGAGCGATCCCCGATAGATATGCTTCAGGTTGATTCTCATGTTGACCTCTATTCGAAATAGTGCAGAACCGCCTTATAGACTTTGCCTGACCCGCCCTGCGCGATGGTTAGGCGCGGCGTCCCATTGAGCAGCATGTAACATTTACTGCCTGTTGCGACCCCATCCGAGCCATGTTCATCATCACGTGGCTGATACCATTTATCGGCATTCGCGTTGGTTGCAGCCAGCAGGGTTTTGACAGCACCGGAAGGTGTGTTCTGCATTGTGACAGTCGGGTCTACACCCGCCGTGCCTGAACCAAACACCCACTCAATGGAGTACAGCCAGCCATAGATGGCTTTAGGGCAATCGAATTGGGCGACCCCAGCTCCATCCGTTGTAACTGTCAGTTGAACATCGCGAAGTGTTGCCATAGAACTTTCCTCAATAGGGGCGAGTTTCCCCGCCCCTGCATTCAGCTATTCGATTGTGTTGCTTGGGCTGCTTAGGCGAATGTCACATTGACGTTGACACCGCTGGCGTACCATTTGCCGTTGTAGGCAACGACAGAGAAACGGTCACCAATTGCGCCGCCGAACGTGCCAACATCCGCACTCGCACCTACCCCGTTCAGTCCACCAGCGATGGTGACGGTGTGTGCCTGTGCGGTTGTTGAGACGAAGGTCAATTCCTTGCCATCGTCACCACCCGCTGCGGGTAGCCCTGCTGTTGGGTCTGCCAGCGTCATTGCTGCGACCCCGGCTTTGGTCAGGAACACGAAACCATCTTTGATGGTGATCGCGCCGTTGGCCGAAGCTACCTGCCTCTGGCGCTGTGTGTCACCTGAAAAGGCAACAGCACCCGTCACGTCCAGCGTGCCAACCACCGAGACATTTGCGGCTTCTATGTCCTGACCCTTGATAGGATGATATGTATTCTGGTTTGCGGTCATCTCGTATCTCCTAGTGCAGGCTTAATGCCTTGCAGCTTTGCAGCGTTACAGCCTAGACGGTCAGGTTGTAAGACAGTGCCGAAGCTTCCGTCGAGCGATATTTCACAGCCAGACGCATACGGGCGACGAGATATTTCACATTACCGAGGACATCCTCAGCCGTTTTGACTTCGATGTGGCGTTTCCACACCAGCGCCCAATACTGCGGGACGACGCACAGGATACGGCCTTTGGTGTTGTTGCTGCCCGTAGTGCTGATTTTCCCGGCGGTGTAGGCAAGTCCCATCTGACCGGAAACCGCGATGTCGATGCCCCAGATACTAGCCAGATTGCCGTTTTCGATGGTTGCCGCGCTATTGACATCGCGGGTCTTAACCACAGCCATCGATTTGCTGGCGATATTCGTGCGAACGTCGGTGACAAACAGGAGCTTGGTGAAGTCTGCCGCGAGTTCATCGGATAGCAGTTTAACCGTCTCCAGATAGTCATCTTCGGTCAGCGCGCCGCCGTCACGGGAATTGGATGTATTGGTGATGAGAGGCAGCTTGAGCATACCGTCTGTCACCAGATACTTGGGGGTGCTGAGACCCGTTCCAGGTGTGCCATCAATGAGATTGATGTTCGTGTTGGCAGTGGGATCGGAGTCCGCATTGAGAATGACATACTCAATGGTTTCAGCAGCACTTTCCTGCATCTGGCGGCTGACCTGCGGCGCGACGGCGATCAGGCTGTCTTCTTCCAGAATTTGATTCCAGAAGACGGCGGCGCTCAACTCGCCCGGTGTCGCTGTGACCTGCCCGGTGCCGACTACGCTCGATTTGACCGTAACTTCGGGGCGACTGGTTGCGTCCAGATCGTCGGCCTGGATGGTGGTATACCACGTCGGGTCAGAGCCTTCGGTTGGCACTTTGACACTCTCAGCGCCTTGCGGCACTTCGATTTCCATCATGCCGCGCGAGAGGAACTGCTCATACACGCGCGCGACACGCACCTTGTCCCACAGGCTGGTGCTGTAGAACACACCGACCCACTCATCGCCTTGCGCAGCGATGTCAGAGGCCATGATCTCATCACTACGCATGTATTTCAGGGGGAACGATGCACGAACGGCATAATCACCGGCGACCTTGTCGCCTTTTTCGGCGGCCTGCACAGTTTTGAATGCCATCGCGCGCATGAGTTCGGGTGAAGTCCCGCCCTTACCCCGGAGCGTCTGATGCACAAACGCCATGTCGCTAGCCGACATATGGGCATAGCGCAGATCGCGCATATTGCTGATCTGGGGGGTGTGCGTCGGACGAGGCTGTTGGGGCGGCGGCGCATTACGAGCAGCCTGCAAGCGCGCGATCTCGGCACGGGCTTCGATCAACTGCTGTGCCTGCGTTTTTGAGCGCTGCTGATTCAGGACGCCCATGAGCGATTCAACCGTGAGAGGCTGCGTGCTGCGCTGAGTGGTGTCAGGAGCAGGTGCAGGTGTTGGTTGGACTGGCAGCGCATCGGTTCGCGCTTCGCCTGTACCAGCGCCCATCAAGGTTTGAAGTGCGGCGGCGATCTCGTCCAGGGAATAACCCTGTTCCATCGCGGCCTGAATGACCGAAGCGGCGTCCCGCTGCGCAGGGGCAGGAGGCGCACCAGCATCGGCAATTTGGGGAGATAGGGGTGGCATAATATTGCCCTCCAATTGTGTATTCTCGGATAAAGGAAAAGGATTCAGTGTGTTATCTGCGCCAGTGGCGTCCCGCCCCTGCTCTGCGCTTCGGATAATCTCCACTGCTGGCATTCGCGATTCGGATGGATACTCGGTAAGGGATACTTCAGATAGCTCCCAATGAACAAAGCGCCCGTCAGCATCAAATTCCGCTAAGTGCGGTGATGTGGCGCTGCTAGTTTTCAATTTCTTCTTTCGAATGTCTTCACATAATTTAGGGAAATATGGTTTGTCACGATACAGGTTAGCCTCGAAACGGCAACCGATGTCATCGAACCATGTCTTATAAATCTTGCCGATGATGTCCTTACGAATCACACCGTCTTGTGTATGTTCGTAATGCAGCGGCCAGGGTGCAAAGTCCAGCGCCAGTTCCCCAGGGTGTGCAGGATCGAACCATGTCTCGTAACTGTCTCTTGTCGTTGGATCGCCCCATATGAACACATAGCCGCGAACGATACCTTGTACAAGGTCGATTTCAACGGCGCGGTTACTGGATATGATGGCTGGTAATTTAATTTCTTTTAGCATGATGTCCTGGGAAACAAAAACGCGCCTCGTTGAGCGCGTTTCGGATGATTGCGGAATGAAAGTTTTGCTAATTAATCTTCGGGTTGATCTTTAATAACGTTCTTTTCAAGTCCTGCCCGTAAGCAGTTCAGACAGTCGATAATGTCAATGTACAACTCATTGGGCAACGAGTTTGTATTCCCTGCCCTCCAACGCGGGTTTGGGCAGCCTGCTAACGGTGTAACAGACTGCGCATGTTTGACCGCATCAAAGATTGCTTCGATTTCAGCGATGGCCGTTTTCGATTGATCGCTGATGTTTTGAAGGCTGCTCACAGCTACGGCCTTCCTGAATTTTTAAAGAACTCTGTTTGCCATTCAGCAATCCGCAGATCAATCAGCTTTTGGATGAACATGATTTGTGAAGCCGTGAACGAAGGAATAACCACGTTCTCATCAGAGAATTGGGATTTAACGAGCGCTTCGAGGCGCTTCTTTTCTTCTTCGGTCATGATTATCGTCTACCCTTCCATAATGCTCTAATGGACTCATGCGCTTGTTCCTGCGCGGCCACCTGCCAGAAGTCAATCGTTGGCTTTGCCAGCGGCCAGCCGGACGCCTTGTGACCGGGAATTTGCCCCTCGCCCGTTTTGAGATCGCCGACGACAAACCGCGCGCCTTTGGTTCTATTCTCAACCTTCATGGAGAGCGATTGTTTGTTCGCGATGATCGTGACCTTCCACGCGCGCGAGAGCGCCCCTGTCCGCTTGTAGCCCTTCGGATAGTGAACGAAGAACCAAGCGCGTGCTTTCGCGTTCTTGACCGGATCGAGTGACCAGATAAAGGGATAAACAACCCGTTCGGCCTCATATTGAAGCTCGTTCAGGAAATGAGGGGTCACATTCTGGTCAAGTCCATTCTGAACGGTCTCAACAGCCAACTCAGGATAAGCAGCGAGAAATTCGCGCAGCGCCGGAAGTTTGCTGTTGGTCGCGATGGCTTTCTGGCGGATCATAACCAATCCCCTTGTTCATCCTGATCCGTCACCTCAAACGAGCAATGGCATCCTTGTTTGCAACTGCATTTGGACGAACCAATCAACAGATCGCGCTTATGCCATTCCGACGCTTTATGCACCTGATCGGCCAGCCTCGCACACTCAGGACAATGACCAGATTCAACCTGCCCTAAGACACGTCGCATCATCGGGTCGCCACCTGCGATCACACCCAACACCTTGATACGGCCCAGGCTGACATCCGTCCACATGTAGACCTTGTTAGCCGCTTCGAGTTCGCTGATGCCCTCTCTAAAAATCTCCTGGCCTAGGTTCGTGACGTAGCCCGATTGTTCATCCTGCCACGCGCGGAAGGTCTTGAGTTCATCCATCGACAGGGACTCGCGATCCTGCCCCGCCTCGGCCAATCCATCATGGAAGGCCAGAAGGCCAAAGCGCCGAAGCAGCGCCCGAAGCCGTGCAGCAAAATTACGCCGATTGATCTCGTTGGCCTGCCCTGCCTTAAACAGATCCATCAATTCCCGAATAAAATCGGTTCGGGTTTCGGGATAGGCACGCCACGTATATTGCCCACGCAGCATCGCCGCCGCGAGTTCGAACACATCGTCAATCTCGACGCCTGCGGCTAAGGTATCGGTCACAAATGCTGCAACATCAGAAGCCCTCAAGACATCTGGCTCAAACGCATGATCGCGGCCTTTGCGCCGAATGACCAGCTCCCAACTCTGCAATTCTTTGGAACGCGCTGGGGACGAACCCTGCAACGTCCAGGTGTGCAGCCGATCACCCCCTTTAGATAGAACAACGGTATTACCCACTAACGGATAGCTCTCGGCTTCTGGCAGCGTATAGTCACCTGCGGCGGTGCAGATCAGAATCCCGTCTCCCGCGAGATCATCCGGGGAGAGGTCTGCGCCTTCGAGGTCAAGCCGTGCCGACTGGCGCATGGCAGCTGCGTCGCCATCCAGCTTCAGGTAGATGCTATCTCCCTGACGAACAAAGCCCGACGTTTTGAAATCGAGTGGGCGGGTATCTCGGAAATTGGCTGCACGGATCAAGGCCGAGGCTGCTGCTGGCGTCCAACGTGCGGATTGTGCCAGGGTCATGCGCCATTCATCTTCGCTCACCCAGGCGGCGTTGATGCCTTGCCCGGTCAGCGATTCGGATAATGCACGGCGGCAGTAACGCACAAAAGCGTTTTCAGCGAACGACAGGGATAAGGATAAGGGGACAGCTCCACGTCGCGACGGGTCTGTGAGCGCAGCGGTCAATTCTTCAATGGGAATGCCCACCGCAGGTTTGATCTCCCCACCTGGCATTGGCTCAGGATTTCCCATTTTGCCACCCGGCAGCATGGGATTAAGAAGCGGGACGAGTTCGACAGTCTGATGAGTACCACGCGAGAAAACAATGTCGCGCGCGATCAGCGTTTCGGTTAGGTCAATTGTCGGAATATCAACATCAAATGTGATATAAGCTAATGTGATATGCGGCTTGTAGGCTTCTGGGTCGCTAAATTCGGACAACGGCGCGCCCGTTGCTTTCACCTTCTGAGCAAGCATGTATTGAAGTGTGCGCAGCTCTTCATTCAATTCAACAGGAATGATTAAGGGCTTTGTCTGTCCGTCTCCCTCAAATGACGACAACGGGAGGGTTTTTAACTCAAGCTCCCAAGGGACACGTCCCTCGATACTGCCGATTACTCGCTGTAACTGCGCATCACTAATGAGCTTGCTATAGACCAGCGAGATGTGAAATTCGCTAGGAGGCGTCCATCGAATGCCGTCCCAATCCGGCATATTTTGCCTGAGAACCGACTGGTAAGCCATTAACCAGGGATTATTGGACAGCGATAAAATTGCATAAGCTTCAGGCGCGCCCTGCGAACTGCCGCGCGTAGAACCTCCGGGTTCAGGCAATGCCAGCGGCTCTGGCTTCGTCACACTGATTGCAGGCTCTGGCTTCGGAAGCCCATCGTTCGGCTTTGTGAAGGGCATCGCCCCAAACGGCGACATGGCAAACTGGCCGATGGTGTTAGCCTGCTTGTTGGAAACCTCCATGAGCCTTGTTAATGGAACGAGCTGGCCGCCAATCAGCAGAACATCCCCGCCCATCAGCGGAGGCAAGCCAACCATCCGGCGATATTCATTTAAGGGCGATGCTCCATCTAGGAACAGCTTGCCAGGGTGTGTGGGGTCGCGTTTGATGTAATCTGCCCCACGCGCAGGCAAGCCAAGCCATGAACGCGATTCATCAAAATCGGAAACTGACGCTTGAGACAGGTTCGCGGCGGTGTCAGCCCTTAGCAGATTGGCATCGTTGAACGCTGCGATATTCGCTTCATCAACAATGAGCGTGTAATCAGGCCGATCAAAATCGGTATGCGCCCATTGATCGTTTAACGCCTGAAGGAGATACATCCTCATGAAGGGCAGCGTCACATTGCGGATATGCGCAACTTCAACCGCCTGATAGGTCGAGGATGCCCCTAACGGATCGGTTGTCGGTTCCAGCCCAACCATCGTGGGATCAACGTCAATTACCGCACAGATTTTCTTAGCCTGTTTGTCGTCAAGTTCCCCCATCGCCAAATCTTTAGGCGAAACGGTGACCGGATTCCAGCGTGCGCCGCCGGGCATGACGGAAGTCTTGTGAGCGTTTTTAGAGCCTTTAAACTCTTTACGCCACGCATCTCGCGCTTCTTTAAGCTGTGCGTCGCTCAAAGGAATATCGAACGTGAGAAATCCATCCGGCTGAGCGCTGTTGACGAAGAAGGCGGCTGCATGGGTTGCGATACCCTGCTCGACACTGACCGAGCGCCAGGCCGCTTCGAACTTCGACATGCCGTTGCCCATCGGGTCGGTGTCGAACATCTGCCAGTAAATCACCTCATTGGCCGGAACACGCTCATGCGCTCCCATGCCCCAGGCGGTGATCGGGGTAATGTCGTAGGATTCCACATTCCCGTTGCTGTCCGCAATTTCCCGAACCTGAATCGGATTCACCCATTCAAGCCCTGTCGGCCAGCCTGCCTGATTGCGACGCTTGCGCAGATAGGTTCGCCCCCAGATCAAGGAAGATCGCAGTGCCAACCCCTGAACAATCGACGCGCTGCTGAGAAAATAGGACAGGGGCGAATTGGAAACATCATTCCCGTTCGCATCCACCACCTTTAAAGGAATGCTGGATGTGAAGGCAGCACGCTTTTCGATGCAGGCGTGAGCCGTCGCTGACGCGGCAAAGGCTTTGGCAGCGGTGTAGTCGCTGATCGAAACCTGCCCACTGACGGCACGTTCCAACTCCTGCTGGAAAGAGCGTCTGGCATCGCCGACAGCGATCAGTTCATCGCCGCGTGTCAGCACAATACGGTGGCCTGTTTCAACAGCTTCTTGAGGCTGCGAGACTATGGAATTGTTGGAGCGCCGATTCTTGGAGCGTTTGGATTTATGCGCCATAAGTAGAAAACAAAAATGCGCCGATAGAGGCGCATAAGAACATTTGAGCTACTCTAAAGAATAGTGGCTTATGGATGAAAAGTCAAGCAAATTAACCCTAAATTAACCGTATTGGGTATCTCAGTAAAACAACAAGCGGATTTCTTCACTGGATACCCCTACTCGCACAGCAATCCAGCTAAAAAGCGAGATGCCTTTTAGCCCTTTGGGGGGCTTGTCCTTGATCTCTGGATAACGCTGCGGCATCCTCGCAACATTGAATAAGTGAACCGTCTGCTTCCAGAACTCCCCTTCTGTTCTGTCGAGTATGTTCTGCTCTCGACAGCTTTCTCGATAGTCCAATGTTCGTTCAATAGGCCGGGCGCGCAGATTTGTTTTCTGCTGGCCGCGTCGTTCTCTCAGACAAATTGCATGAATGGTCTCTACCATTGTTCAAATACCAGCCTTGGCGCGTTCACGCTCATAATTCCGTACCTTATTCCGTCCATCCCGTGATTAAAAAGATCAACGGGAATCTCTTTATTGGGTTTGCCATCCACCCCTTTCGCCCACATGTACGATGTAAATTCCTGCTCGGTGCATACCGGATAGAGATCTCCTGGGTATTCTCGATAGAGTTCTCGGTCAGCCTCGACAAGCGCACCCTTAAAAACATAGAATCGCGGCTTGCCATCCCCTTGAACCTTGATGTATTCCTGCACCATTTGAATCCCCCTGGTAATGTCTTTGATTGCGGCAATGGTGCTAATGTCATTTTCCTCCAATGTTGCGCGATCCTCGGCGTCATGATCAGTAACGGTGTATTCGATGTTCTCGCCAATGCTTAAGCGTTTAATTTGCTCAGCATGAACCTTGACTGTCCGCTTGGTCATGTAGATTTCTCGATAGAGATAAAGCCTCCCATCGTGATCTTGCGCCCACCACTGGCAAACAAATGGGTTTTGAAAACCGAAGTCAATTGAGCGAAATCTCCTCCAGTGGCTGGGGATTTCAAACGGCTCAATGACATGGATGACTTGATCGAATTCATCATAGACCTGCCCTTCCGCGCCCGCCCATAGCCCCAACACGCCTCGCTTATATCGGACACCAGTCAATGAATTCAAGATCGCCATTGTCCGTTTACCCTGCTCGGTGATCTCTCCCGTCCGCTGATCGTACAGCGTTGGGTTATGCCGATGGAGCTGTTCAAAACGCTTTAACGCAGCGCGATGAAGAATCCAATGCGTCGGCGGCCCCGGATTGCAATCCATCATGATTTGGGTGTATGGTGCATTACCTGCGCGTCCAGTCGCAGCGCGTGTGAGTATTTCGTATGGTTCTAAACCAATCTCTTCAGCCTGATTGATATAGATAAAGTCGTATTCAGATGACAGCGTCTTGCCAGGGTTATCTAACCCTGCAACCACGATTCTTGAGCCATTCGGATAATCATAAAACTCCGGCTTCTCGCCACCGTATTTCTTGATTGGAGAATCTGGGTGATCTGGCGACCTGAGCAGTACCTTCTTTTCGTAAGTCACAATCGCGCTATTGACCAAATGTGCATAGGTGCTGCGAGTCATGAGCGCCCGGCTGTTGGCATACTTGCATAAGACCGCATGAAACTTCGCGAGTACACCGAGGGTTTTGCCTGTTTCATATGGGCCGGACAAAATGACCTCTGGCCCTTTGTATGCCCAAAACTGTCGCGCCCCACCGTAAAACTCAAGGCCGACATTGCTCTCTGGTGGGACTTCAACTAAAACATATTGGGTCATATCTCATCAAGCGGCATTTTCAAAACGGCTATCGCAACCGGCTTGCCGTCGCTGGTAAAGTCTTTCTTGTCCACAATCAAGCCGAGCAGTTTGCTCCGCATCTCAACGCACCATTTAATATCATCTAAGTATTTCGGGTTGCCGTGCGAGAGCCTGTGGGTCACAGATTTATGGGCCGCGCCGTTGCTTGATCCGACTGTGGTAACAACATCCCCTCGTTTCGCATCGGGAGTCTTGTCATCTGTCCACGCACTCTTGGATTTCTCCCAGGCTTCCGTCGCTTCCTGTTCGAGCCACTCGATACGCTCAAGCTCTTTATTGACCCATTTATTGATGTAGGTTTTTCGATCATTCAGCCACTCGGCGCGCGAAAATGCAATATCGGCGGAGATCGTCGCAGGCGATACATCTAACGCCGCTGCCATCTCTCGCTGAGAAATCGCCTGAAAATACCATTCGGTAACCTGGGCGCGCCGGGCGGCGACAGCATCTTCGGCGATTTTTTCGGTTTTCTTACCTCTAGGCTTGCCTGCCATATCCCCTCGCACAAAACAATTGTTCTAATCGTAACATAGAATTGAGATCGCGTTAACAGTTCTTACCACGATCTAACCAAATCTCACTTTATTTTACAGGGATTTCCCTGTAAAATAGTAGATAGACGCTAATAGATGAAAGGGTCAAAGATGAACAAGCAGGATAAAGGCAACGGCAAACGAGGGATCGAATGGTCTAAAAACTAACCTGAAATAAATCGACTTTATAGCTAAAATGTGCTAAAATTAAAGGTGATTTAGCAATAAAAATTGCGGATACACAGAAGTACCCGCAATCCCGCAAATCACACTAGGCATGTGTTAGCTAATAAGGATTATACCATGAACGGCTTGAATTGGTCTGACTATGAGCGCGGTTGGCTATCAGCGGCAATTGACAGTGAAGGGCATATTACTATCACCAGGGAGAAACGTCCGCACTTCAAAGCCGGGTACACCTACATTCCGGTTGTGGGCGTAGCGAATAAGAGCCTTGAGTTTATTCAATATGCTCATCACCTTATTGGAGGCGGTACATATCATTGCAATAAGAAAGGTGTTTACAACCTTACTGTATCACCAAAGGCTGTTGCCGAGATTTTGCCCAAATTAACCTTCATCGTTAAAGAACGACAGAAGCTACTTGTTTTAGAGGCATATCAGATTATTAGCCGGAAAGCTGGTCGATCCATTCCGCGAACAGATTTTGAAATTAGTGAATTGGAACGAATTTGGAATCAGGTGATGGTCTTGAATAATCGGAGGAAATTTGAATGAATAAGCAATTGAAGTTGAACCCAGACGGTACAGTCAAGAGCCGAGGTATTGAGTGGACAGATGCAACCCATAATCCCATCTCAGGTTGTTTCCATGCTTGCCAATGGGAAATGCCGGATGGCAAGGTCGCGAACTGCTACGCTGAAGATGTGGCTGATAATGTCGCTCGGCGCGCCTACCCTCAGGGCTTTGAGCATCACTATTGGAAGCCGTCAATCCTCGACGAACCGTTAAAGCTCACAGAGCCTGCGAAGATTTTTGTTGGCAGTATGGCTGACAACCTGGGGCATTGGGTGCCTGATGAGCAGATTCATGCTCTGATCGATATGTGTCGCAAGGCTGACTGGCACACCTTTCAATGGCTGACCAAGAATCCGGTTCGCGCTAAGCAATTCGATTTTCCTGACAACTGCTGGGTTGGCACGTCTAGCCCCCCTGACTTCATGTGGAATAAGCGTCTGAGCGAAGATCAGAGAAAGCGTCTGTTATTCCGCGCACTCGACAGCCTGAGCGAACTCGATGTAGCCGTGCGCTGGATGTCCATCGAACCTCTCTCCTATGACATCGGCACTTTGTTTGAAGATTGGATATTGGAGACAGGGGAGCGCCTCCCTCTCGAATGGGCGGTGATCGGCGCAGCATCGAATGGCCCTACATACTATCAGCCTGCCCCTGCCCATTTGCTCAATGCCCTGCAAATCCTCGATCAATACCGCGTGAAAGTTTTCTTTAAAGGGAATTTGCGCCCCAGCTTCGACAAAAACATCATGTCGCGCTGGCGTGAAGATTTCCCGGCAATAACGCCTCCTACCCCTCCAAAGACTATTTTCAAGGGTGTGAAGCCTGAACCGCAGCCGTTTGAGGCGATTGATTATGACATGCCCTGGGATGAGTATGTCCTAAGGGCAGGTTTGAATCCTGCCCCTACCCCACCGAAGAAGCCGACGACGGTTGTTAATTTTCAAGATGTCAAGGATCACTGGGATCTCGACACGCTGACCTGGGACTCGGATAACTACGTTTACATCGGACGCTACAACCCTCACTACCTGCTGCCACAGTCTGTATGGGGCAATCCATTCCGCAGCATGAGCATGTCCCTTAAAAGCCCAATTGAATCTTATCGCGATCACATCATGCCCTTGGTCAGCAGCGGCAAGCTCGACATCGAAACGATCAGCAGCACGAAGAACGCCGCAGCCGCGATGCGCTCCCATAGAGGATACTCGCGCGGTGCAGACTCCAGCCGCCGTCTCGACCAACTTCGAATGTCACGTTTCTTCAATTGGCCGTAATCCTTTCAAATACGCTGATAAGCAATCCCATCTCTCGCGGGTCAAGTGGCGATACACGACTCGGCTTCTCATGGTCTGTGAATTTCATCCACGCGCCGAATGTCTTGCCCTCAACATCGTGTGGCAGGTTCAGCGCTCGAAGCTTGATGAAGAACTTGGCATCAACTTCGGCGTAGGTATCGCCATCATTCGCGCCGATGCAATCCCAAAGACGCTTTGCTAATGGCTTATAGTCGGGAATGGCTATTTTAGTAAGCTTGTACTGCATCAGGCTTCGCCTTTTGAATTGTCCAAATAAAACTTGCAGATCGCTTCCATCGCCTCAGCTCGATTGACCTTCTTCGTCGCAGCCAGCGCCTGCTCGAACGTGCCGACATCGCCCAGGTAAAGCACCGCCCGGATGAGCTGCTTACGATCCGTGTCCCTGCTCTTCTCGGCGACTTCCGTCTCCAGCGCGCCGATGACCGCCGTGTCCACATGAAGCTGATCGCGCAGCGCGTCGATCTCGTCATCGCGCCAGAAGCCTTCGAGCAGGTCAATGTTACCGAGCAGCACGTCTGCCGAAAAATCTAAATCAACCTGCTGTGCGCGGTTATCGGCCAACGCCAGCCGCTTCGCCTTCTCGTCAGCTTCCAGGTCAAGGTCATCGCGCTTGACGACCACGATCACGCCGGGCGGCGGTGTGATCTCGATCACTTCGGTAATGCCGGCTTCCTTCGCCGCTTCGAACGTCTGATTGCCAGCGATGAACACATCCCGCGAGTCAGCGACCAATGAACGACCTGGCCCCAGCTCGGTCAGGCTGTCCTTAATCAGCTTGCGCCCGCGCGCCGTGCCCTTATTGGCATTGTGCGGGTCAGGCTGATACTCAGATAGTTTGCGCCGTTTGACGCTGATTTCTTCGTTGGGTGTTTTTTGTTTGCTCATATCAACAGCATAGCACAAACGATCTAATCCGGCGAGACCCCTCAAAACTAGGGAGCTATAAAAGTGTATGTAATGGTAATATATACATATAACCAAATACGGTAAAGCGACGGCTAGAAATCAGGGGAGGAGACGCACCCCCTGGGTCGATGCCGTTTGTAGCAAATAATTAATTTATATCGCTCAAATGTGCTATACCTCAACTCTAATTAATGAATTGTCGGATGGCATTTCGCGTCAATTATCTTAAGCAAAAGACTAGCCTATCTTCATTTGTATATATTGACAATATATACGATTTATGAGATAATGTTCTTATGAGTAGGGGGAAAGGGGGCGCTGTGCCAACTCCCCGCCCACTAGGTCAAACAGGAGATGAACACCTTGACCAAACAATTGAACCAATTCGTTATGACGGCAAAGTTTCGCGAAGGGCTTACCCAAGCCTATCGCAAGGCTTTGGCAGCTATCGGGGTCACACCTGAATCCATCAAGCCGCACATTATCGGCACGGCAACTATCGTCGTCACAGAAAACCAGCTTATGGCGATTCGCCTGAACTATGGCAGCCAAATGATCGAATTGAGCGCTCACAGCAATTCGGGCGCTATCGAAATTTCGCTCCCAGAAGGCGCGCAATATCTGACCAGCAACCGTCCTACGCTCACTGAGGCCGAACGCGCTACCAAAGGCGGGTCAACGGGCAGCGCCTCCGAACGAAAGGCCAAAGCGGAACAGCGCCGGGCGCTTCGCCGTGACATGCGGCGGCGGTTAGCAGAACTGCATGGAATCGATCTGGACGCCGATGAGCAAACGATTGATGAGGATGAACAGGAGGATGAGTCTGACGAATAGTTAAACGGGGGTTGGGGCGTCTGGCTAGAACCGGACGCCCCGGCTAATCGGATTAGTAGATAGCTGTCACCGATAGCGCCAATCTTAACCGGAAACCGCGCTATCGGCAACTGAATAAAATCGGACAGAGCCGGTCAGGTCGCGGGGCAAGGGGGGCATGGTATCCCCCTCCCCCCCCCCTTCGTTGCCGAATTCAACGCCGTAAGCGCGATCTTCAGCCGTTCCCCCTAATTCTTAGTGGTTATTCCAAAGTATATATTGACAATATATACATAAAATGAGATAATGAATACATCTTAGAAATGCAAACAGGGCGGAATAGTCGCCGCCCCGTTTGATCGAAGTTATGCCGTTTTTCTTCGTCCAATTGATTGTAGCACGGGATTTGTTAAATGAACATCAACATGGATTTATTGAGACCGATTGTTGAGCTGGTATTTGGCTCAAAAGACCTGGCGGAGTCGTTCGAGCCGCCGCTGCCGTCCGCGCCCGATGAGCTGTCCAAGCCAGCCGAGCCGGACAATATCGAGTGGGTTGAGACAGGGATGTTCGTCCGCTTCTGGCGTCTGGGGCGTTCATTTCCGCTGGTGGGGCTGGTGATAGCGACCTGGCCTGAGACGCAGGTGGCCTTGATCCAATACTACAACCCCGGCGATGAGCGCTGGTACATCCAGCCGTTTGGCGTGGAGTCGATCTACAAAGTGATCGGAATGGCGGTCTGAGATGGCCTTCCCTATGAACAAGACGATTGGCAGCATCGCCGAATTTTCTGACCGTTTCGAGGTCATGAATATCCATGAGGCCGTGCTGAACACCCTCTACCGCCAGGACATGACCGCCACGCAGGTGCGCATGATAACGCGGCTCATCAACCGATTCGTAAGCGACACATTCAAAACGGAGCAGTGGATCGGGACGGACAGCGCCGGATATTTCGAGGATTGCACCCTGCATATGCTCTCAGACCGTCGCCGCAGTTTTTGCCGACGCGGCTGTGACAAAGCGAGAGGGGTCTGAGATGACCGTCTACATTCTCGAATTTGGTCAGGTCATTGGCAGCCCGACCAACCCCAAAGGCAAGGCGAAATTCTACGTGGGCTGGTGCAAGGACGGCGAAGTCGAGCGCCGATTACAGGAACATCGCAATGGCGCAGGGGCGAAGATCACGCGCTACTGCGCCAACGAAGGGATCACCATCACCTTGATAGCCGTTCTGCCTGGGACGCGCAAGACCGAACGCCAGATCAAAAACCGTAAGAACACGCCTCGGCTGGTCGAGCAATTACGCCGGAAGGGGTTACTACTGAAAGGGGCGGCATCGTGAAAAACGTGTATCAGGACATCACCAACCGGATCACCGAACTACTTGACCAGGGGGTGATCCCCTGGCGCAAGCCCTGGAATGGGCAGGGCGCGCGGAATCTGGTCAGTGACAAAGCCTATCGAGGCATGAATACCATTCTGCTGAACGCTGCGCCGTATGCGTCACCCTACTGGCTGACCTACAATCAGGCGAAGGCGCGAGGCGGACACGTGCGCAAGGGCGAACGTGGCTGGCCCATCGTCTACTGGGAAAAGCTCGTCAAAACAGGCGATGACGGCGAAGTCACGGGGACAATCCCGCTGCTGAAAAGCTGGACGGTCTTTAATGTCACCCAATGCGAAGGGATCGAGTCCCCTGCCCTATCCGTGCCGACCTTCCAACCGATTGATGCTGCCGAGCGCATCCTGATCGAGTATCGGGACGCACCGCCCGTTTTCTTTGACGGCAGCGATGCCTGCTACCGTCCAGGCACGGACACGATCTACATGCCCACCTGGGAACAGTTCGAGTCGCCGGAATCCTTTTACAGCACATGGTTTCACGAAGCAGGTCACAGCACCGGCCATCCGAAACGGCTCAACCGCCCAGGGATGATGGAATCGACCTACGGGACGGATCTCTATTCTAAAGAAGAACTGGTTGCCGAGATGGCAGCGGCGATGCTGTGTGGGGTGACGGGGATCGCGCCGAAGACCGTTGAGAACAGCGCGGCCTACATTGGCGGATGGTTGAGCGTGCTGAAGTCGGATCGAAAAATTCTTGCCCAGGCCGCCGCAGCCGCGCAGAAGGCCGCTGATTATATTCGAGGCATCGTTTCGGAGGCTGACTGACCGCTGTATATATTGGTTAAACATACGACATGCTATAATGAGAGGACTGTCAAATGGTAAAAGGCTTGGATATGGAACGTGTGGTGATGATGTTCAATGAAACGATGAGCGCTGCCGCCGGACACAACCGGAGCTTCGGCACAGACGACGCGCTTCTGAAATGGGCGAACGCGGTGAGAGATGGTGAAGTGCTGACGCCTGACGAGTTGAAAAATTATGTTTACCGCTATCTGCGTGTGGTCTATCCCGCCCATTACCCGGATGCTGAACCTGTAAGTCGCACGTCAATTCATCTTCAACGTGACATCGCCGATGATCTTCAGGTGATCGGTGAGATGATCGAGAAGGTCAATGCCGAGGGTGGCATTCTCAGGCCCACTGAATTGAGGGGGAGCCGTACAGGTAAATACAACCGTCAACTGATTCTCGCCCTGGCCCTGCTCCGACAAGCTGATGAGAAATCAAAAGCGGCTTAGCGAAGGGGGATAACGCCAATTGCCGCTTTTGACAACGCCAACCATTTTGGAGGAAGGAGCATCGTGGATGATGTTCCAGTGGGGACGGAAGGATTCGAACCATCGACTTCGTTTTCGTTCGCCTAAATGACTACTGGATGAACGCGCTCTCGCCTCTGAGCTACAACCCCATCTGGCGGTTTTGTTTTCGCAGAACCGCCTACCAACTGCTCCTGCCAACTTCGCATCAATTTAGACGCTGTTATCGCGATAAACCGCACACCCGCCTTATGCTCCCCGATCTGGAAGTCAGGCCAGCGCCAATGGTATGGTGACTGTGGGGATTCGAACCCCGAAAGCGTGTATACCCGCCCCTGCTCCATCTAGCCAGCCAATCCCCTGAGTTAACGATCTCCCCAGGAACGACGAACAATCTTTAAAATGGTTTGAGTGCCGCCAATAGGAGTCGAACCTCACTCATCTCCGCCTTGACAGAAACTTGCCCTAACCTGGGTAAGCGGCATATCACCTAGATTATCGCACATCCGTTCTAAATGCAAGCCCCCACCTGCCCTATTTCACTTATGAATTTTTGGTTAACCTTATTGATTTTACAGGGATTTCCCTGTAAAATAAGAAGTATCGACAAATAGGTACTTGGGGAAGTCACCATGATGTCATCAGCATTACCGTTTGAGCCAGAGGTCATTGAGAATGTTCGCATTCGCCACTTCGACGCCATTAAGACAAACGGCAATCTCGTCTTGCCAACCAACAATGTATTCGCCGTAAACCGTGAGCAGCAGCCCATCGAGGCAGCGGCTATCGTGCTGCGCGAACGCGGCTATTCGGTGAAGGTAGTGCCTGCCGGGTACTTCTGGGAACTGCAAGGCTGGAAGTATGCCGAGCATGACAACGCCGAAAAATTTGCAGAAGAGGTTGCCCCAAATGGACGCCACTAGTCCAGCGCGGGTCATGTTCCCCGGAGAGCCACATCTCCGGGACATCCTTCTTCGGGCGGCTGTCGCAGGCAAAAAGGGCCTCGAAATCCGTATCCTCTGGAGTCGCTCCACTGAAAATTATGTCGGTGGCGATGACTACGCCCTGTTACACGAGTTCGGCTATCTGAGCGACCTCAAGACCTGGCAGGCGTTCAAAGGCTCACTCAATGAGCGCATGTATGCCCATCTCACGCCGCGAGGCCGTCACCTGATCGATTGGGCAGCGGGAAAGCAGCAAAACTCCATGCCGGAAATTCGCCCCGTCAATCTCCCAGCAAAGGCGCGTGTGTCATGAAATGCGCCAATCCTTATTGCCAGAGTGAGCGCTGGCGCGGCCCCAACGGGACAAATGACAAGCTGACCCTGTGCGAGTTCCACCAGAAGGAAGCCTGGAATCGCTACAAACGCGAGAAACAGGCACGCCAGCCGATGAAGGTCAAAACGCCGAAGCCGCCGAAACCGAGAAAAGTGAAGGCGGTCAAGGCAAAGCCTACCCTCCAATCCCCTCCGAAGCCGCGTCGTTATCTGCTCTACGATCCGCGCGATGGCCGCTTGCAGCGTGTAGAGGTGCGTGTCCTATCCGACCTGCCTGTTCAGACCTATGACCCTGCAACGCTCATCACCCTCTACCGGGCGATGGGCGCAAGCACCATTCACGTGGTCGGCGATCTGGGCTTGCAGGTGGATAACACCCAATTGATTCAGGAGTTGAGTGAGAAGATCGCCGAACTGAAAGCGAGGGGATCATGATCGTCACCTTCTGCTCTCGCCCCGATTCCACCTATGTCTTTGCCAACCCCGGTACGCCGGGGGGCATTGCCACCCTTCGCGGCACACACAGCAAGCTCTACGATCTCTCCCGCCGGATGAATGAGATTGGTATCCGCAATGGCTGGACAGCGCGCGTTCGCGTCCTGATCCTGGGCAGCAAAGACCCCACAGACGAGCAGCTTGAACGCGCCTGCCTCATCGTTCGGCGTTCAGATTTTTATCACTACGAGATGCTGGCAGGCGACAGGCGCGGCATCGATGACGCAGTTGTGACCGAGTGCAATCGACTCGGCACAGATTACCGAACCTTTGGGACAACAGCTCGTCCCGTGAACGGCGGCAAGCATTACACGCGCATCCTGGTAGATCGGAGAGCCTCCTCTGTTGTGCGTGACACGGCTCGCCTGACCTGGATGCTGCCGCTGGCTGATCTGGTTTACATCCTCGGAGAGCCGCCGATCCCGATTGAGCCACGCTACCTGCGCGGAAAGGATGTGGTACGATTATGAGATACAAGGTGACGTGCAATAAAGAGAACGAGCGCCGCAAGCGCCATCGCTGGAAGCGTCGAATGCGCCGAGGCCGAATGCACTTAGCGGAAGAACCTCGCCGTCCATTCAGCCGCATGTGGGGAGAAGACGATATTCGCCCACGCTACGCCCCGCTTAAGCATACCTGGGAGCGACGCAATGGACGTTACCGCCTCGACTAAAACAGGGGTCTGGAAATATCAGAAGCCCTGGCTCAGCAATGATGGATTGGTGTGGGTACACATCGGCTACGGCAACTGGCAGCTTTTGCCTTCCACTGACGCCCGTGCCGAGTCTCAATTACAGGCCCTTCAACGCGCCAATTATCGCGACAGCAGGCAGCACACATTGGTCACGTGGCTGATCCAGGAGGGACATTTAGAGCGAAAGGAAACTATCGTGGCACCGCAAGAACGTCCGGCCCGCCCCGAAGCGGCACAGGTCGAGTCACCCAGACCGCCATCTATACAATCGGCTAGTCAACCTGCCCTGCGCAACCTGAACATCATTGAGAAGCCTCTGGGCATCCCATTGACTGTGCAGGACTTTATCGGCCAGCGTGTGGCGCTGCTTGGAATCTCAGGCAGCGGCAAAACCAATTCTGCTGCCGCCATCATTGAGGAATTGATTCCTTATCTCCCGATGACGATCATCGACATTGAGGGCGAATATCACACACTGAAGACTCTGTTTAAGGTGCTAGTGGTTGGCCGTTCGCCCAACTGTGACATCGACGTGCCGACGATCCATGCCGAGAGCTTGGCCGAATATGCCTATGCGAACAATGTGAATGTCGTGCTGGATTTCAAATATCACGATCATGAAGAAGAGATGTTCGAGTTCTGCGAACTTTATTTTGAGCGTATCTGGAAAATGGCAATCCATAACCCGACACCGAAGCCCTATGAGATCGTGATCGAAGAAAGCCATGAGTTCATTCCTCAGTCATCGAATACCCCGATCTCCAAGCTGTTCAAGCGTATCGCCACACGGGGCCGTAAGCATGGACTAGGGGTTATCCTGGCAAGTCAGCGCTCCACGCTCGTGGATAAAAATGTGTTGACCCAGGCGGGAATCTATTTCCTGCATCGCGTCGTCCACCCCAAAGACATGCAGGTCTATAAAGATTTCATTCCCCTCAAGCCTGCTGACGTCGAGACTCTCGTCGGGCAGCTTCAGCCGGGTGAATGTGTCTTCATGCGCGATCACAAACCCCAGAGGGCGAAGATTCGAAAACGCTATACCGTTCATGCAGGTTCGACGCCGACGCTGGGACAGCCAGCTACCGGGAATGACGAAAAACCGGAGTTGAAGCAAATAGATGCGGTGCTGCTCGATGATCTACGGTCGATGTTCAATGCACCGCCGAAGGACGACCATGCGGCCATGCGCGTCCAGATTGCCGAGCTTGAGCAGCGAAATACCCTTCTCCAAATCGAGAATGGCGACCTGCGCAAAAAGATCGCTGATCTTGAACGCGATAAAAAAGATTACGTCGGTCAGGATGTGCCAGCGACGATCAAACTGGAAACGACTCAGGCAGACGGCGCGCCATCCATTGTCGAGATCGCGGCTGAAAAGGTCGTGACGGCTGAAGAACGGGCTTATAGGCAGCGCGTGAGCAATCAGGAGAAAGCCTTTCAAAAGGTGCTGAGTCGATTCTCCGAGCTTCCCAACTGGCAGCGATTCTCACTGGCCTACATGACCGAAACAGGCAAGTCCTACAGTCTGGAACGATTAGCCAATGCGATAGGGGTTCAACCGAAGACGGCCACTGATAAGCCCCTTACCGAATTGCGCGATTGGGAATTTGTGTCGCGCACCGGATCGCGTGGCAATTACGTTTTTACGTCCCGCCTCGATCAGCAGCTCAAGGCCAACTATCCCGATCTCGACTCGGACGAGCTAAAAAAGAAATTGTTCAAGACGGTCAAGGAACTCGCGTAAGTGCGAGGGATTTTGAGGAAATGAAAACGCCCAGGTCATCGGGCGTTTTTTGTTTGGGTTAATCATCGGCTTGAGCGTTCAGGATTTGCTCTGCCCTATCCAGCCATTCGCGCAGCTCCTGCACCTGACCAAGCGCCGCCTGTCTCGTTCGCTTATTCAGTTTTCGCTCCCCTGCCCTATTCAAAACAAGCCCTAGTTGTGACATTTTTTTGCGTGTTTCTACGACCTTATGCGGGTCATTTTTAGGCGTAGAATCGGCCTTTTTTTGCGATTTTTGCAAATTGTTCGGTATACCGAACAGTTTATTTTCTGACCAGTCTTCATCGTCAGCCAGCGTCCAATTCTCATCATTGAGTTCGAGGGCTTTTCGATAGACGGTCAGTTGCGCAGGGCTGTTGACGCCCAGCGCGCCGAGCAGCTTTTTGCGCTCCCCGTATGGCGTTCCCAAAGGCAGCACCTGCGCATAAAATTCACGGTCTGAATGACAGGCAGGGTAGGGGGCAAAAGATTGATCCGGATGGAGCGCCATCATGAGGATAGCGTATTGTCTGGCCCGGCTAATGAGGTTCAAATTCTGCCGCAGGTTGTTTTCAGTCGCCTGCCGCCAGACGTTGTATTCCGGCGGGACATAGGCCGGAATCTTTGACCACTTCTCATCCTGGGTAAACCAGTAGAGCATATGGAAGGCCAGCCAGCGCCGCTCTCCTGTCTCCAGAATGTAGCCATCGCCTTGTTTGGCAATCGTGATTGGGTTGGTCAATCCATCACGATAGATGCTGTTAGCGAGGACAGCCAGGTCAAACAACCGCTGCGTGACCGGGCCAACTGTCTCTGGATATTCGCAGGCATCATCTCGAATAACACACCCGACGAGATCAAGTTCGCCCACTTCATTCTGAATCAATCCCCACCATTGGCTGAGCGTATCCTTGATCGTGTGAGGGTCGCCATTCCATTGATCGCGAATGAGAGAAGGTATCGCCCGACGCGGCTGCGTTGGGTTGGGGCGAATGGTGAAGATGTCAATCGATTTATCCACGCGCCTTCCCGAGTCGAATTCTTTCATCGCGCCGTTGGAAGTGGCGAAGATTTGATCGGTAACCGCGCCTGCCCCTTGTTCGGTGAATATATTGGAGGTCTTCGTTCTACGCTGTGACATACAACCCTCGCTCGGCAGCCTTAACCATCGTCCAGGCGTCACGCGCAGCCTGGGTCTTCGGGGCAATGGCAAACACGGATTTGCGGAAGGTGGCGACCTCCGTCCAGACCGTTCGTAAGCGAATAGGCTCCCAGACCTGATTACCGAAGCCTTCCTTCAATTTTTGCATATTGTCGATCTGCTCTAAGGTATCGGTGCGATACATATTCGGCACGATCCCCATCACTTCCATCGGCTTCAGCCCGAAACCGGGACGGATAGCATCAACTTGCTTCCGATGCCCCATGCTCTCCACAAGGCCGTCAAATGACCAGAATTCGAGCTTCGTGGGATAAATAATCCCATCGGTTGCCATGTAGATCATCCCGTGCAGAAGCGACGGGGTAGGCGGTGTATCAATCACCACGACATCGATCTTTCCGTCCAGCTCCTCCAGCCGATCTTTGAGGACCAACGTATTAGAATCTTCTCTGACGATGTTGCGCGTATCCACGTTTGAGGGCAGGACAAACAACCGGCCTTTCACATCCTGGGCAGTGGTTCCATAGCGATCTGGCTCAATCGGCTTCATAACCTCGCTAAACTCTGCGTCATTGACCAGCAGGTTATATAGCCCAGGCTCTTTAGCCAGCCCGTACATCAACGTGGCATGGCCTTGAGGGTCTCCGTCTAAAAGCAGCACGGATTGGCCGAGGATCGCGAGTCCGGCTGCGGTTGTTCCGGCGAGGGTTGTTTTTCCCACGCCACCTTTTTCATTCAGGAATGTTATGACCTTCATCTGACCCATCCTCCTTATCCTTAAACTTCCATACGCTCACCACCACCTGCGCCTCGGCAGGCAGCCCCTCAATCAGCAAGTCACCGTTCGGTGACAAAACGAATTCGCGATTATCAATCAGATATTCCCGATTCCCAAACCGATAACCGCTTTGCCGCTTTGCCGCTTCCTCATCGACCAGAGACAGCGCCGCCTCAACCGCATTGACCGTCCCAGGTGCAGACTCGACGTGTCCCGTGCTGACCATTTGCGTCATCAAATCCCCTACACGCTTGATCCGGCTCTCGGTCAGCACACCTGCATAACGTTGGTTCACCGTCGCCACAATAGGCGCTTGCAGCGCATCGGGGTAGGTGGCTAAGGCGTTGGCCTGGCTGTGGTTGAGCCGGATGCCTGTCTCGCGTTCAATGCGTTCGGCGACGGGCTGCGCGCGCATAATTTCGTAAAGCGTTTTCCGGCTGTAATGAAAGAGGTTGCTGCGTAGGCAGTCTGTCCAACTGGTGAAGCCGAGGGCGCGCCAGCCTTCCCGCTGCTTGAGATCAAAAAGCAGGGTGACCAGTTCAGCCGTCTTACTATTGATCGCCGTAACTGCGGCCTGCGCCTCGTCGAGCGTCATCAGCTCGATGATGGTGATCTCGGTCATTTGCCTTCCTTGAAGGTCTTCTTGGCTTCTTCTAAGAGATCGGGGCGAACCTGTTCCAGCAACTTCATAAGGGCGTCATTAGCCGACACACTCTCGCCGGACTCGCGCTGCATCTCAGCCGCCAGCATCATAATCGCCCTTTTTGTCAATTCATCGATTCTCATAGGCGAACTCTTTCTGCTCATACTTTAATCCTTAGAATATTTTAACATTGCTTGACACCCTTGTCAACAGATGCTACAATGTAGTTGAAGTTACAGCGATATAAAAGTTAACTAAGTTTACATCAGGTTTAGATAATTGCCTATAAGTTAAGAATAACAATTCTTTAATGGCATACGTTAAGTAATATAGTCAGAACCAATGTTCTACCAAAACTTAACGCTCTCGTAACAACTCGGTGTGAAATTTTCATGAATTCTCGTGAAAACCCCTGATACGAAGAACGTAAAGTGTTCGATTTGCCTACGACGTAATTGCCTTACAAGGGGAAAGTGAGTAAGATTGCTAATACAATTGTGGGTTTTTGCGCAAAAGGTTACAAATCAAACCGCCACCTGACTGTGTACTTGGGGAAGTCCATCAGGTGGCGGCATCTATCTAACCAGAACGGTAAATACAAACAGCCGTTCTGCTAAAAGTCTAGCACAGGTTTTATCTGAGTTGCGTAAACAATCGCGAAAGGTTTCACAAATGTCAACCCCTCTTGGAGCTTCGTCTTATGTCCCCGATTCCGATCTCGTTGCCGATTACGCTGTCTGTATCGCCTTAGAGTTGCGGCAAATGCTGGATGATGTAGCGCCTGACATAGCCATTGCGACGGAAGCGCCTGACGGCCAGGAAGTTGATATGGCGATTGAAAACGAACTGCTGTCCCGTCTAGCTGCGCTCCTCAGTAAACCCAACCTAACTGTTACGGATTTAACGCCAGATCGTATCAGAACTGCGCTTGGTTCATCGGTGGCATTGGAGTAGGGGCATGATTGAACTCAAACTTTCGCAGAACTATGTCGCGTTTGTGGATGAAGAGGATGCCGATTTAGCTCAACTCAAATGGTCTGCCAGCCCCAAGAAAAGTGGGCATGTCTACGCCCTTCGGAACAAGGGAAGGGATGTACTTCACCGTGTCGTTTTATCTCGCATGTTGGGGCGTCCTCTTGAAAAAGGGGAGTGGGTTGACCATATCGACAATGATGGACTCAACAACACCCGCGCAAATCTCCGCTTGGCCTCACCGTCTGAAAACCAGAGAAACCGAAAGATGGTCAAAGGTAACACATCAGGGTTTAAGGGGGCTTATTGGGACGAACATGCGCAAAAATGGCGCGCGCAAATCAATCTTGGCGTATTTGATACGCCGGAAGAAGCACACAGGATTTACTGTGAAGTGGCATTTAGTTATTTTCGCGAATTCGCCAATTTTGGCGAAAGCTCACCTTACACAATTAAGGACGGGCTTCTCTGCTTGAAGGAGACAATATCCAATTAACTTAATGATTTAATTCACAGAACAAAGTATCTAAATTCTAACCAACACCGAGATCAAGATAACAGGAAAGAAGCATTAAAATGAACATACCCATACCTGAAGGTGAGACATTAATCGAAGTGATGGAATTTAGCGCCCCGCATAAACTTTCCTTCAAAACCCGCATCGAAACATGCAGGGGCGAGTTTCGCGCCGTCATCATTCTCAACCGCGAGATCATCTACACCGAACGCGCAGCGACCCAAAAACAGGCGGAAAGCATTACGCCTGATTATATAGATTGGGTCTACGTGCAGCGCCGGAAGGGTCTGTTTGCCCATCGCAATGTCCCCTTTGTCACGACCTGCACCGGACGATCTTCCGGTGTCATTCCGTTTCCCGCTACTCCAACGATTGGGATGGTGCGCGCATGAACACGCCCGCCAATAAAGTTGAAGAAATGACGGTTCGCGATGCAGCGATCAACCACCGCACAGAAACGGGCCGCGTCACGCTCTGGCTACCGGGACATCAGAATGTCCAGATTCTCTCGATGCAAGGCCAATCACGCGGCATCCTGGCACGTCACCAGCATTACTTCCGCACGTTGATTTGCGACGTTAAAACAGGCAAAGCGGCTATGGTTAGCCTTAAAGCGGACTCAACGCTCCGGGCGGTATGGCACTCATGATCGCCGTCCCTGTCACTACCCAAGAGAGCAGGGGCATTCTGGAAGCGTCTCGCGAGGAAGCCCGTGCGATTCGTCTGGCCTTTCGTCTGGAGCCGACTGAGGAAGAACTGCAAGCGCGGCGACGGCGGTTGTGCCAGAAGCCTGAGCCGAAATTCAAGGTCGGCTTCGAGTTCGATGCTCACCTGACTGCGCAGGGGAAGCAGGTCGAGATGCGCTGTCGGATCACGGGAATCGAATGGGAGTTTTCTCGCCATTGGGGGCAGACACCCCGATTTATCGTCCAGTCGGGAAAACAGACTGGCTATGTCCTCACCGAGCAAATTGAACGCGCGATGAATCCAGCGCTGGCAAAGCCACGCTATACGGATTACTGCGAAGACTGTGAGTAGGGGGAGATCATGCCGATTAAAGGACTAACGAGCCGTGAAGACCTTGAAAGGAAAGTGACCAAGCAGCTTGAAACGGCTGGCAAAATCACCAAAGGACTGCCACGCACCGAGCAGCAGCTTGCCAAAAACCAGCCTGGGCAGGAGCTTGATTACTTCCTCTTTCGCCTGAAGTCGAAGTATGACACACCGCAGATGCGCGCGGCGATTGCCGAGGAGTTCGGCGAGAAACCTAAAGTCCTGCGGCCTGTCTTTGTTGTCGGACGCGATTATGAAGAAGCGTTCCCAACCAACATGGAGAGGTGGGGGACAAGTGGCCTCTCGATTCGCTGCGACGGTGAACAGCAGCTTGAATGGTGGGATGAAGAACATGGCGAGATGAGCCACATCTGCAAAGCCTGTATCGCCCCCCGCTGCGGCTGCCAGCGCAACGGACGCCTGTTTATCGTGCTGCCGACACTGGCAAAGCGAACCGGGGTCTACGTCCAATTTATGCTCCAGACTCACTCGGCTCGTGACACCGAAAATATCAGCGCCAAGCTGCTGTGGGCAGAGGGCTTAGGGATTAAGCTCTATCAAATCCCCTTCGTGCTGGAACGTGAGCCTGGGGAGGTCAAAATCCCTCTCAAGGATAAAGAAACGGGGAAATACTACCGGGGCAAGTCCACCAAATATTTTGTCACCATCTCCGTTGAGCCGGGGTTCGTCAAACAAATAGATGCTCCGCAGTACACCGCGCTGCCTGCCTCGGTCAGCATTCAAGCGCCTGGGAAACAGGAAACGACCCGCGTCCCCTGGGCAACCAAAGAAACGGTTGACCGTCTGCTCAAACGTGCCGCAGAAGGGCTTGGGCTTGGCAGCGCCGATGTCGAAGGCTTCACCGAATTTCCAGTCACCGACTATATCCGCTGGAATCAGGACTTTGACAGCATCACCAGCGCCGCGAATTACCTGAAACAATGCCTGGATGACGTGATCGAAGTCCAGGGCGAGGTTGTCGAGCAGCCGCCCCAGGCTGAAGCAGCGAATGAGACTGAGGATATGGACAGCTCCCCCTCGGAAGCCGATGACCAGCGGGGCGACGTCATCGCTGAAGCATTGGCTGGGCATAAACTCTCGGTCAATGACATGACGTTGGAGAGCGATGGCAGTTTCCGTGTCGCGATTGTGATGGGTGTCACCGCTGGCGACGTGAAAGCGGTCAAAAAGATCGATGGCCTGGAATACGTCAAACACGACACCGAGTACATCTGGGTCAAACTGAAAGGGGAATGATTTACCATGACTGGAAGGAACGGTGTAACCGTGAGCAACGAAGCAAAAGTGAATGATCTTCCGGCGGCGCGACGCGCGGCTGTCGAATGGGCAAAGCATATCTGCACAGCGCCTTTCATCGTGGTGGATCTGGAAACCACCGACAAAGAACCGAAATGGGCGGAGCCTGTCCAGATCGCCATTGTGGGGAGTGACGGCAAAACCCTGTTCAAATCCTACATCAAGCCGAAGAAAGCAATGGCGACGGAGGCCGCTGAGAAGACGGGAATCACACCCGACATGCTCAAGGACGCGCCTACCTTTCAGCAGGTCTACCCGCGCATTGCTGAAATCCTGGCTGAGAAAACGGTAGTGGCCTACAACGCCAGTTTCGATCAACCCATCCTACGCAACACCGCGCTGCGCCTGGGGCTGGCCGATCCGACTGGCCCGTCCAAGTGGGCTGACGCGATGGTCAAATATTCCGATTTTCACGGCGAATGGCACGTTCACCCGCACTACGGCGGCTCTTACCGCTGGAAGGGCTTGGGACACGCGACGGTCACGTTTGATCTGGTCAACGAAGCCGCGCACGATGCTGAAGCCGATGCCCTGGCGACGGTGAAAGTGATGAAGGCGCTGGCCGCTGTCGATTTCACCAAGCCCCAGGTTTACCAGTTTGAGCAGGGTAAATTCACCATCCTCTACCCGGACGGCAAAGAATACACCATCGAGCGAGGAGGGGAGGGGGCTTTTGCTGCCATCCGGGATGAAGTCAAAAAGGGATGGGAGAGCCGTGCGGAAGTGCTGCCCACTGATGCCGTTGCCGTCATTAAGCTGTCACCTGAAGAAGCCAATGCCAAACGTCAGAAGCTGAACGCGCTGCTGGAAGCCTACGCGCCTGCCCGTGTGGCTCATGACGCAGAAGGCAAACGGCTTGACGAACAGGAAGCCGCGATCAAGAAGCTCTACATGGAACTGGACGCTGGCGGGGTGCAGGGCGCGCATGATGCCCTCTACGCGAAAGAAACACGGAAGTGGACATACAGCGAGGTTCTGCTCGTTGAGCTGGCACAGCAGCACGATAAGGCGCTGCTTAAGTACACACTGGACGAGAGCCAGTTTGAAGAAAAGCTGAAGAAGGGGCTGTTCGCCTGGGCGGGAGCATTTGCCCCTGCGCTGAAGGTCAACCGCTTCGCCGCCTGGAACCCCAACGCCCTGAAGCTGGTAGCAGCCGCGCGACAAAATGTCGCCCCTGTCGTGATTACGCCAGTGACCATTCCCAAAGCCGCTGCTGAAGAAAACGCCGAAGACGAAAGCTGGCGGGAGGAAATACCATTTTAACCGTCTGACCAGGGCGACTCGGATGCGATGAAATTGTAGTTGCACACGCGCTCCTGATGCGATACACTTCTTCCACCTGCTTTAAATGACAAATCCCCATAAAAGGGGATAAGGCAGGTGGCAGGTAATAGGTATCCGACACCGGGAAGCGTGCTGACAACACGCAATTGAATCATTATATCGACGCCCTGAGTCTACACCAGATTGCTAGGTAGGTCAAATTTTGCCTACCTCGGCTGCGGGTGTTCTGAGTGCGTCGGGACACATCGTTATCGAAAGTAGATGATGGGAATTATTCTTATGGCTATCAATGTCATGTCTTATGTCTGGGAGCATTCAACCTCGAAAGGGAATGATCTTCTCGCGCTCCTGGCAATTGCCGACCAATGTAACCAACAGGGGGACTGTTTTGCTGGAATGGATCGATTGGCTGAGAAAGCTCGTGTCACCGTGCGCGGCTTTCAAAACATTGTCGAACGCCTTGAATATCGTCGCGAACTTTTCGTCTACCCTAATATGGGTACACGGACGATGCACGGCATCACAAACGCCTACCGTATTCCGATGAAGGGTGTCAATGAGAATATACCTCTTACGACACCGGTAGCGATCTCGGAAAAGAAGCTGGACATTGCCCCTCGTCCCGCAAAAACCCCCAAACATCAACCATTCCCTGAACTGAAAAAAGACAGTGATGACGCGAACGTATCTTCGCCCCAGGATGCTGATGGGGTGAACGTATCTTCGTCTAGTGGGGTGAACGTATCTTCACCCCAGGATGCTGATGGGGTGAACGTATCTTCGTCTAGTGGGGTGAACGTATCTTCACCAATATCCGTTAGTGTATCCGTCAGTTCTTTGCATCCGTCCGAGAATCCGTCAGATATTGCGCCTTCCGGCGCGCCGAACCTTCTTGAGCAGTATGTTGAAGAAACGCTTGACACCGAACTACCTCAAAAGACCCGTAAAAAGAAATCAAGTGGTAAACCAAAGCCTCAGAAGGAGCGCAAACCCAATCCGGCGCAGCCGCACCATGACGCGCTGCTGATCGCCTTCGGGCATGATCCTGCCAACATGACCTCCACAGCAGATCGGGCTTACTGGATTTGCGCGGCTGAACTGCGCAAAGTCGAGTTTGCCGCTGAGGACATTGCCAATCTCTATATCTATGTCAAGGAACGCGCCCGACGGGAAGGCTGGTCAAGTTTTACCGTCATGTCGCTTTCGAAGTATCTGCCTGAGTATCTGAAGCGCAAAGCCTATGAGCAGCGCAAAGCGGAAGAAGAAGCCTGGGAAAACACCGAGGGCAAGTCTGAACTGGAAGGCGAGGCGAGGGCTGAATTTGAAGCCACCCTTGCCGGACTCATGGAGCATTTCTCATGATGAACGCCCAACCCAAACGCACACGGGTCAACAGTGAGAGCAAAATCATCCGTCTTGCGCCGGAAAGTGTTCGCGACCAGCTTGCCTGGATTGAAACCATCGAACGCGCGGTGATTGGCTGCGTCTTCCTGCGCCCAGAGTTATATCCGGTGCTGTCCAATATCATTCAATCCGCCGATTTCTATTACCTGCGGTACGGCTGGCTGTGGTGGGCATTCGAGCAAGTTTATCCCAGGATCGATCAAATCACCGTCCTCAATGCGCTCAAGGCGCAAGAAGGGGAGATGGACGGGGAGGGCTGGGAGGATAAAGTCTGGTATGTCAATAAATTCCTGGCTGATGCCCCGGATGTCAATAATGCCGAACAGTATGCGCAAATGGTGCGCGAAGATGCCATTGCCCGTCGTGTTTTCGAGGCGTCGGAACTGATTCAATCAGCGATGCTGGATCGCAAACAACCCCTGGAGCAGCGCTTAGATACCTGCAATCAACTGCTATTCAAGGCCACCGAGCAGCGGGTCGAAGCCGACAGCAGCATTAAGGCATTGGTCAGTCAGATGTTTGATGAGTTTGAGCATGGAATACCCGTCGCAGGTGTGCCGACAGGCTTTAGTAATTTGACAGAGATGCTCAAGCAGTTTTACCCCGGCGAAGTGATCCTGCTGGCTGGACATCCGGGCATGGGTAAAACCGCCATGCTGTTGTCTATCGTGCGCAAGATTGTTCAGGAAGATAAGCGAGTCGTCCTATTCACGATGGAGCAGACAAAATCCGAAGTGGTGAGGCTGCTGGTGGGGATGGAAGGGCTGATTGCACGGTCATCGCTTCTGGAAGGCAAGTTGACCGATTTTGAACGGGCGCAGTTTGTCTCTGCGTCGTCGCGCATGTACAAATGGCAGTTGGACATCATTGACGAGTTCTCAGCCCTAACCCCAACACAACTGCGCCGAAAACTGCGTCTCCTCAGCCGCGAGAAACCGATTGATCTTGTGGTCTTAGACGGCCTGTGGTTGATGCAGCTTGACCAGCCCGGCCCGAAACGCTATGAGGACGTGAACGAAATCACGATTGAACTGGTTAATATCGCCAAGCGCGAGTTCTGCGTGCCGATACTCTTGTCCCATCAATACAACCAGGACGCAAAAACCCGCGAAGACAAGCTGCCTATCATCAATGACATCGCCGATGGGACGGCCTGTCAGCGCAACCTGCAACTGATTCTCGCCATGCACCGGGATACCTATTACGACAAAGAAAGCACCAATGACATCACGCGACTGTTTAACCTGAAAGATCGCCTGCGCGGTCATCAGGGCATGGTCGCGGATTTCGTCTATCGTCATGGACGATTTGAGGAGGCTTAATATGATTCAGGGTAACGATACAGTGGTGACTGTCGATTTCACCGAGATTATGATCGAAGACTTGAAACGGGAGCGCGAAATGCTCATGTGGTTTATGCAGCAGCGCCGATGTTGGCCGATCAAGACCCTGCTGCTGGATGCGCTGAACGATGTGATCGCCTGTTTGGTCCACCCCGACCTTCAGAAATACCCCGATATTTGCCGGAAACTGGCCGTCGTCACAGATACGGCCTGGTGTCATGTGTTCGGCTATTACGAGAATACCGCGCTGAATCGGGCGTGGAGCCGCGTATCCGCCCAACTGGAAACGATGGCACCAGAAGATCAAACCCTCGTCTTGTATGCTTTGGTATTGGGAAAAGGGCAGCCGTGATGACCGAAAGGAATGGTGAACCCATGACAACTGCTAATCCACAGACTTTACCCCCTTCGCTGGCCGCCGCGCTGCTGAAGTGGCGCGCCGCCAAGCGCGAACTGATAGAGGCTGATAATGCGCAAACGAGCGCGATGCTGGTGTTCATCCGGCCACCGGAGGGTGTTACCCAGGCTGCTGCCAGCAAAAGCTATAAACTGGCGCAAACGGCCTACAAGACACAGCGCCAGCACGCCGACTCAGTGATCGCCGAATTGTTTAAATTGTTCGAACACACCTTTGAAAATTTACCAGACGCCGAACTGGAGCGTATCGCGAAAGGCCAATCGAAATGACCGTCGAAACAATTTACAAGGAATTCCTTGAAAAAAAGCGCGTGGAGGTCAAGGCTTCTGGTTTCGATGTTTCACTGGAAATGATTAACCCAAACTTCTTCTTGTTCCAGAAGGACATCACGCGATGGGCGCTGCATCTCGGCTGTGCTGCGGTATTTGCGAATGTCGGAATGGGGAAAACGAGAATTCAGTTGGAATGGGCACGCTGGATAAACTTTTACACAAAGCGGCCTGTCCTCATTCTTTCGCCGCTGGCCGTTGCACCGCAAACCGTATTAGAAGGGGAGAAAATTGGTATTGCAGTGAAGCGCGTCTTCGCGCAATCCGACGTCGGCGATGCACCGATTGTCATCACGAACTATGACAATGTGCATAAATTCGATGTGAGTCAGTTCTCAGGTGTGGTTTTAGATGAATCATCGGTACTCAAGCATTATTCCAAGACCTTTTTCGCACTGACCGAGTTGTTCGCTCAAACCCCTTATAAGCTCTGCTGCACGGCCACGCCATCCCCCAATGATATTGTCGAGATCGGTAACCATGCGATGTTCCTGGGCATCATGCACTTCAAGGATATGTTGGCGCGCTGGTTCGTGGGGGAGGGAGATGTGGCCCGTCGCGCCCGTCTGAAGAAACACGCCGAGGGCGATTTCTGGCGTTGGCTCACCGGCTGGGCGGTGTGCATTTCCAAGCCGTCGGATTTGGGCGAACAGTACGATATGCCAGGGTATGAGTTGCCTCCCCTCAGCGTGATCGAACACCGCCTGAAAGCGCCACAGGCCAGCATTGACCGTGCCTGGGCAAAAGGACAGCTTCTGCCGGACGATTCGTCGAGTGCAACGCAGTTTCACCAGGTCAAGCGGGAAAGCCTGTCGGCGCGTGTCGAGACCGTTGAAGGCATATTTACCCAGGTGCCGGAGAGCGATCCTTTCATCACATGGTGTCATACCGATTATGAAGCCAATGCGCTGAAAAAGGCCTTTCCGAAGGCGATTGAAGTGCGCGGTAGCCAGACACCAGGCCGCAAAGAAAAACTGCTGACGGCCTTTAGTGAAGGAAAAGAGCGTCACATCATCACTAAACCAACTATCGCAGGGATGGGTCTTAATTGGCAGCACTGCAATTGGGCAGCCTACGTTGGCGTGGACTTTAGCTTTGAAACGACATTTCAGTCGATGGGGCGTATCCATCGTTACGGCCAAAAGCGCGACGTGCGAATCGATATGGTCTATGCGGAAACTGAGGGCAGTGTTTTGCAAATCCTTCAGAGTAAGCAGGTGGACTTCATCGAAATGCAGGCCAAGATGAGCGCTGCGCTGCGCGAACATGGTTTATTCAGGGGCGGGAACAATATGACCGTTTTTACAGAATCAGGCTTCTCAAAAGCCGAAGGCAAGGACTGGACATTTTACGAGGGTGATTGCGTCAAGGTGATGGCGAAACTACCCGTCAACACCGTTGATATGACCATTACCTCTATTCCATTCGGTAAGGATTTGTACACTTACTCGGACAAGCAGGCTGATGTAGGCAATGCCGAAACGCACGAAGAGTTCTGGTCACACATGGCATTCGTGATCCAGGGATTGCACCGAATCACGCGACCCGGGCGCTGCTGTGCAGTGCATGTCAAAGATCTTCCCTTGTTCCAAAACCGCGATGGCGCTCAAGGGATTTACCCCTTCAGTGATGATACGACGGCTGCTTTCCGCGACTTGTGGGCCTGCGAATGTGGATGGGCAGGCTCTCTCAAAAGCCTCCGTGTAAGCATTTGCCCGGTGTGTGAAAAACAACTCTCTCCTGGATGGGTACTGCAATCTCGTGTGACCGTTGAAAAAGATCCGGTGATTGAGATGGAGAAAACCAATTCGCATGGGTTGCTCTACAAGAATTGGCGTGAGAGGGCAGAGCTATTGAGAACAGGCCTCCCAGATTACATCCTTATCTTCCAGAAGCCCGGCGATGATCGTTCTCATCGAGTTCTGCATGACCCCAACGATGAAACCTATTTTGGTGATAACCCGCCAAAGCCGCATGAATGGCTACATCTGCCAACTCGCGCCGGACGAAATAACTATAATCTCCCCGTGTGGCAGAAGATCGCCAATCCGCATTGGAGTGACGTAGACATTCCATCCGTTTGGGATGACATCAATCAGACGTTGGTACTCAACAGCAAAATCGCGAAGGAAGATAAAGACGAGCGTCACCTCGCGCCCCTACAGCTCGACTTGATCGCCCGGCTAATCCACTGGAAATCGAATCCGGGTGACACGGTATTTGACCCGTTCGGCGGCATCGGCTCCACGCTCTATGAAGCGCTGAAGCAGGGACGGAAGGGTCTTGGTTCAGAGTTGAAGCCGGAATATCACAAATGGGGCGTGAGGTATCTCAAGGAGCTTGAGATTGAACTCGGTCAGGCAACTCTTTTTGACTTGCTGGAAGAAAAGCAGGCCGAGATGGAGATCACCGAGGTGGTGCCGTGAAATTAAGCCTACCCAACAAAATAGCTGCCCTCACTCTGTGGCAGCCCTGGGGATCGCTGATCGCAGTCGGCCAGAAATGCTACGAAACCCGAAGCTGGCAACGGAGCTATCGCGGGCTTCTGGCAATCCACGCTGCCAAACGCTGGACAGCCGATGAAGCCTTTATGTTCAGCTATTTCCTGAAGCAATTTCCCGATCTACCGCCGCTATTCCCCAATCAGTTGCCGCTTGGAAAGGTGCTTTGTGTCTGCGAGTTGGTGAATATCTATCCGACAGAGGCAGTCCGCAACCGATTGAGCGAACGTGAAAAAGCCTTCGGAAATTATCTGGATGGCCGTTTCGCCTGGGAGTTGAAGCTGGTTCATGTTTTTGATGAGCCGATACCTGCTATCGGCACTCAGACGATGTGGACATGGCAGCCGAACGGGGCGATTCTCGAAGAACCTACAATGCCTGTGCAACTGCCGTTATTTGCGGAGGGACAATGAGCAAGTTCTCTACCAACTTAAAAGCTAAAAGAGTGGAATGCGGCCTGACACAAAAGGCGATGGCCGAGGCCATTGATCGCGATGTCGAGACCTACTACCGATATGAGAACGGCAAGATCACACCGCGCCTGGACACAGCGCAGCGGATTGCCGCAGTCTTGGGTGTGCGCCTGAGCCAGTTAATAGGTGAGCCATGATTTTCGAGACACTTAATGAAAGCTCCGAGCGTGGCGAACTCCTGCTTATCGACGGCGGTTTTTGCCACTGGCATTTGCGTCGCGACGGCCAATTGACCATTCGCGAGATCATCAGTACCCGTCGCGGGGCAGGGCAGCGGATACTGAATCGTCTCATTCACACCCCCGGTGCGCAGTCCTTATTTGCGAAATGCCCTTCTGACCTGCCAGCAAATGACTGGTACGCCAAACGCGGCTTCAAGAAGGTTTCAGAAGAAGCAACAAAAACAGGACGGACGCTTATTTGTTGGCGACTAGACATTAACTCTCATCGCGAGTCAGTCAACGCTGGTGGGATTGAATTGATCTTTTGTGCTGACTCAAACATTCGATATGCTGAAGTTGCTTTGGATGCAGGTTGGCACTATGGCGCACAGCTTCCTAATCCTTCCTACTTTCGGCCTTACTTCATCGATCAGGATTGGAAGAATCCGGATTTTGAGGGATATGTAGCCGCAGCCTCACGATACCAGCCTTATCTTGCTACCGTGCTGGATTGGGAGCGGGTAGAACAATGGGACGAGGTAATGCGATGGGCTGAAGCCGTCTCCCCCTATGTTGAGACAGTAATTGTCATTCCCAAAGTGGTTGGTCAAACGTGGCGTATCCCGTCCCTTATTGGCGGCAAATCCGTTCGCTTAGGCTACAGTGTAAAGACGTCATGGGCTGGAACCCCAGTACCTCTCTCAGAGTTTGAAGATCGCCCCGTACACCTTCTTGGCGGTTCACCACATGAACAGCTTGAACTCGCTCACAAGTTAAATGTTGTAAGTGTTGACCAAAGCATCGCGCAGCAAATGGCTAATCGATGCGCCTACTGGATTCCACGTCCTTTATGGCGTCATGCGAAGGCCAGTCATTTTGTGACCCTGCGAGAAGCTGACGGAGGGTGGGATGGGATGGATGCACCCTATGAAGCCTTTCGGCGATCCTGCAACAACCTAGCGATGGCCTGGAAGAATCACAAGACGTCGCGCACACCTATTGAGGAAACAGGGCAACAGATGGTGATGGCTTTATGACCCCCTTTACCCAAGTCCCACGCGCCACCGCCGAGGCGATTGTCTGCCGCTGCTGGATGCTCTGCAAGCTGAAGGCCGGGCAGTTCTGGATGGCTGAGGGCGATCACCTGGAAGATGTTCCAGCCGAGGCAGAAGGCGTGTGGGTCTTCAATGAGTGTAACGGAAAGGTGACAACGGTTGCCTACAAATACGATCCCGACATGAAGCGGAAGAAACGCCGCCGGACAGCGAAGGTCGTTGAGGGGCAGTTGAGTTTATTTTGATGTTTTCGAATAAAGAAGATTCTCGCTAATGAAAGGGCTGAATAATGATGGAAAACATGAAAGAACGAATGCTGATTATCGACCATGAGATGCGTGCTGAGAAATTTCTAGAACTCATCAGTGAAGAAAATGAAAATTTCGAGGACTGGTTAACATTGGCAAAACAACCTCACGCTGGATTGGCTCTGGCTGATGCGATTCGCGCAGCGGGACACGGGCTTGAACACGCCACCACCGATTTGATTATCGAAGCGTTTAAAGATGCCGGGCGATACACCGAATATGTGCGAGAAGAATCTGACAAATTAAGACGACGACTTGATGCGCACATTCAATATGAAGGGTATTTGCAAAGTTGCATCAAGTCAGGCGAACAGCCAGACGATTTTCAGAAGTTTTCCGATAAAGCCCTTCAGGCTCAAGAATAACAGTTTCGGAAATCAAAATGAACAGTCATCAAATAACCGCACTGAAATTCCATTGTCGTCTCGCTGTCGAAACCGCCCATCCTCGCTTTGGATACAAAAGGAATGGACACAGCATCGTCTTAACGATTAACTCAGGCTATGAGTGAATTGAAGAAGGATATGGCGGGCCAGTCTGGCACGCTTCAGCCGCATCAAATACACTCTCACCGATGGTCCTTAGACAATGTGCGCTTACGGCATTGGATGGCGTTGGCGATGCCTCAAAAGGGCAGTGGGAAGAATGGACAGGCAATGCGTTTCATATTCGACGGCGATTAACCGATCAAGAGCAGGCGCGAGTCGGTGATACTCTTGATATAAGAGGTACGGATGAGCAGGAGCAACGCTGGCTGGCCGTTCGCCCATTTTTACCTGCCCACTATCGTGACCACAAGGAATAACAACCCGCTTTAAAAGTCAAAAATCTGCAAATTTTATATGTCAAATATGCGCGGAATTATGCAACTGATTCCGCGCTATCCTTTTCTTAACTTGTTTTTACAGGGATTTCCCTGTAAAATATAGAGAGTGAATGAGTAGAGGATAGAGACTATGCCGCCTCAGATTTTTATGCCTGACCTGCTGGAATTGACGGAAGCCATCGAACGCTATGCTTTTGAGCCGGAAGCGATTGACCCCTGGCATCCTGTCGATTCCGAGAATCAGTCTCTCACCGTCGTCTGCAAAGACTGCGGCTGCCAATACGAGAGCCGTCACCCCAACTATCACATCGACTTTCATTCGTTCGCATGGCTCTACAATCGCTCTCATACGTTCCCCCAGTGTCCAGTCTGCCGCCGGATTCGGCGCGCCAAACAAGAAGCTTTAAACGCTCCTGAAATGTCCGAAAAAGAGGATGAGTAAGGGCGCATCGTGGTGCGCCCCTGGAGGATTTTAGAATGGTGGACTCTAAATTTATCATCACCCCGGCACTGCGTCAGGCATTAGCCACAGCGGAATTGGCTTATCGCGAAGATATATCCGACAACTATTCGGCGCAAGAGGCGGGGTGGACACACTTATCGCCTAGTCCCTATGCTTTTCAAGACCTGATTAACGCAGGGCTGCTGGAACGAGAGCTTGTCGGTCAATCTCAAACCCCGATGTATCGCATCACCCCGACTGGCATCGAAACGCTTACTGCCCTCCGCAAAACCGAACAAGGCAAGAGAAATGACCCAATCTGAGGTTACCTTAAATACAATCGAAATCGTAACCACAAATGGCAAAATTATAGTTATAGACGTCATTGACGTTGATTTGTTGGAGTTCAATTGGGGGGCTTATAAAGACTATAACGTGTGGTATGCAAAACAACAGGACGCTCCATACGCTCCCATGCACCGAATTATCCTCGAACGTAAGATTGGCAGGGCATTGACAGAGAACGAATTACCCGACCATCGCGACTGCAACGGATTAAATAATCAACGGGAAAACCTGAGAGTAGCCAGCTTTGCTCAGAATGCGCAGAACGCCCGTCGCCGCAGAGTAACGCGAAGCGGATACAAAGGCGTACATCCCTCTAAAAGCAAAGGGAAATGGGAAGCCTCTATACAGGCAAATCGTATTAAGCACCATCTTGGCACTTTTGATACCCCTGAAGAAGCATACGAGGCCTATTGCAAAGCTGCCAAAGAGCTTCACGGTGAATTTGCCAACACTTCGAATCCGGATGGAAGATGGGGAGAAAATATAAAATGAGCGACAACCTCAAAAAGCCCGTTAAATCGCAAATAAAGGCCGATTTCCACGAAGACCATGCCCGAACACCTGCGGATGCAGAAAACGCTATGCCGCCCTCCGTAGCGCTGATTAGCACCAGTTCTAATGAGGCTGTCGAACACTTGAGCTATGAACCCTTTATCGAGGATTTTGGTGCAGAGGCGAATATCCCTGAACCTCTCGCCGATTTAGAGGCGGCAAATCGCGAGATTTCCGGACTTCGCGACGAACTTCACGACCTCTTGCAATATGCCAAGACCGGGCAATGTAGCGACGAAGAATGCAGCGATCTCAACATCTTCAGCGCTAACGGCGTGGAACTGTTTAACCGCCTGAAAACGCTTTACGGTGACGCCCTGGTATCCAGCTATTTAGCACGTCGAAACATCGAACTCGAAGATGAGAACGCGCTTCTGCGAGAGCAACTTCAGGCTTTTCCCGTCTCGATAACGTCGCAGGAAAATTGATCGACCCATTGAGTCGCTCACACGAACGGAAGGTGATATATTTTGGACTTCAATAATTCTTTCGACGGACAGGTAAACGATTTGAGGTCTGCTATTGTCAGTATGTATTGGGGTCAGCCAGTGGTTGATCTCATGGAACGCGCCCGTCAGGCATTACTTATGCCTGATGCGAAGGAATCGGCGGTCTGCCAGGTGGCCGTCGCTCTGTTTGCGCGTGACCTTGAAACCAATCCGCCGCCTTCCGTTCCCTGGAAACGCTATGAGGATTTCTATCATGACCTTCGGCAGTTGCAGCGGGTAAATGAGCGTGAGCGCTATGATGAGAACGGTAAAGACGAACGGAAGGAAATCACCGGATCAGGGGAGTTGATGGATAAAATCGGCTTGAAGATCGAACTGTCTGGTGTGGATTTCAAATATATCCGTCGTGCGGGGAAGATCAACAAAGGGTTGGTCATTATCTGCGCGTTGCTGTGGGTGACAGGGGAGGGGAGATAATATGGCAACTTTATCAATTCGTTTCATTCACGAAGAGGATGTTAAACGTTGGGAAAAGCTGGAAGCGAAAGGCAAACTTGGCCCCGTCCAGCGCCAGCGGCTTGAAGAATGGCGACGAACGAACGGTCAGCCTTTGGAAAACAAGATTGGCTCTATGATTCTCGAAAATGCAATAGCGAAAGCGAAAGCGGAATGAACCGCTCCAGGCTATCCGATGAAATCTATCTCGCATGGTATCTGCTGACGACCTCGCCATTTTCACATGCCCCTACGGAAGCGCTGGAAGCGATCCGCAAGCAGTGGCCGGACGTGAATCAGGATACGACGGTGAAGGTTGTCAGCGTGAATAATCAATATTTTGTCGCGCCGGAAAAGCGTCTTGGATGGGAAATGGAAACACGAGCAGCACTTGATAATCTGCCAAGTCGCACCGAATCTTCCCCTGTCGTCTCTGTCCGATTTGTCGATCTTGTGTTTAAGGCCGCCTATGTGGAAGGCGCGAATCGGCTCTACATTCGCGAGTTTGAAGATTAGCCATTTGCGTTCGCCTAAGAAATTAAAACAAAAAACCGCCCCGGACATCACTCCTGGGGCGGTTCTCGTATATCGTTAAACTTGACCCTTATCGTATTCAATTGTTTAATCCGACAAGTGCCGATTCGAAACTCATGACTAAGGGGATTATAGCACCATCCGAACGGGTGTGCTATTCCCGGCGCTGTGTTGTAGGCGGTAAATTGGGTAGTCCATCCGTGACCGCCTTCGCGAAATCGAGTATGCGCCGATTCGTTTCTTCGTATCCTTCAATGACACGATGTAGAATTTGCTGCTGCTCAGGGGATGCACCCAGATAGACCTTTTCAAATCGGTCTCGCACGTCTCGGTTATCCAAGAAGCGGTAGATCACTGCCAATATTCCGCCACCCGCGAAAACAGCTAATCCTAAATACATCAGCAGTTCACCGCCTGTCAAAATGATGGCGTCGTCAGGAATGGGGACGCTCGGCTCATCCACAGGGGGAGGCGGCTCAACCGTCACAACAATCGTTGGCTCTGCCGTGACATCCTGTGCAAGCACAGCCGTCGCGAAAGCCAGCAGCAGCACGACGAATAAAATCCCGAACAACAAATTGCGAAACATATTTCTCTCCTTATACGCCGTTTTCGGCTTTTTGCAGCGCCAGTTCCAATAGCGCCTTTTCGGACGTTAGTTTTGCGATTAACTCGCTGTATTGTGAAATCGCCAACCGCACCGCATCCAGAGCCAAATCTTTGTCAGATGGCACGGCAGGCGGGGCAGGCGGAACAACCTTTGAGAAAATAACCTTGCCCTCGACATCAGCAACCCAACCGTTGCCGTGTGGAGTCTCGACCCAATACCAGAACTGCTTGGCGTTATCAGGGTCAGCACGTCGGTAGTCAGCAAAATGAGTAACGGTTTCCCCGGTTTTAATTTCCCCGATCTTGGTATAAGCCTCGTCTGGCCCATCTCTCATGTTCAAGAGTGGGGCAGGGGGAGTGATGATGGTTGGATATCCTGCACCAACTTTTTCGGGCTTGGGAACCGGATCGGGCTTGGCTGGCAGAGGCTTCGGCGGATCAGGGATCGGCGGCGTCTGTGGTGGGGCAATAATCACTGGAACAGATCTCGCTTTGAGCGCATTGATCGCAGCCTCGTCCAGTCCAAAGGTGTCCTGTTTACTTCCATCTGGCTTATTGCCCATCGGCCATTCTCCGATAGCGTAGATGCAGGCGGCGATTCCTACTCCCTGGAAATACTTAGCATGTCGTTTGGCGAGATCATTGATGTAGGCCGCGCCGTCCATCTTGACCGATTTATAGCCCTCATGGGCACGAAGCTGCTCCGCAAAGGCATACTCGCCAATTGCGATTGTCTGAGGGGGTTCAATCCCAATGTCGGCGCAGCGCTGGATGGCATAGAAGGGGTATTCATGCCCGTCATTATTGTCTTTACTGAAGTAGACGTTGGGCGAATAAATATGCAAATTGCCGAATCGCGCAGCAGCTCGAAACATGGAATCCAACTGTTTGAACTGTGCAATAGGGGGGTTGTGAGTTGCGAACCGACCATAAGCAATCGAAACGCGCTTCGCCCCAGCCAATGTCATTACTGCCGCCTGCCAATTAGCATACGTGGTTAAGTCTCCAGCCATACTCTCGTTGTCGGAGAGGATGGTTAAATCCTTACCGATATACAGGCTGCCGATCTTCTCCCACCATTCGGAAGCGGTTAGACGGGTGTGCATTCCATCATCACCGCCATCTTTATAATGCCGGAAAATGACCCTAATCATAGGAAAGGCTTTACGGACGGCAACAGCAAAATTTAAGGCTTGCTCGTACTGCATTCCGCCCAGGACATTAATCCAGGCAGGTTGGGTGATCCGCAGCAAGTCCATGTGTTGGGCGATCTGCGCCTCAGTGTAGACGTTATCAACAAAGTGATAGCCGAGCAGGTTAACCATGTTTCGGCCCATTCCCATTCTGCGAGAGCAGCATTTTGTCTACATCCCTCCGAAGCCCTTGTATCACGTCATTTTGCGTATTAAAGCGCTGATTATTTTCCATAGAGGCTCTGGTGATGGCTGCTAAAATCGCTTCTCCCTGTTCTTCAATCTGCTCTCGGAGGTCTTTTTCGAGCCGATCAACCCGCCGATCCAGCATGTCCACACGCTTGCTTTCAGAAGAAATTGCCGCACCAAACCCAAATTCCCCAGTTGTTCCGTCGCTGAGCTTCGCCGGGGCATACTTCGGATTATCCTTTCGACGCGAAAGAACCGTTGCCAGCGCCGAGAAAATAATCGTGAGAATGGTGATGGCTTTTTCGACGTCAGCTGGGAGCATGTTCAATCCCGGCTTTCTGCCGAGTCTCCAGCTCATCGCGCAGCATGGCGACCTGCGTTTTCAGGCGGTCATTGTCTACAGCCAGCTTCCGCGCATAGTCCTCGCATGATTTTTTGTCGGCGTCTGCATCAAAATCTCGATAAAGAAGAAATAAGGCGAGAACGGATATCACCGCGCTTCCGGCTGGGGCTTGCCCCTCGTAAATAAGGATCATCGCCGTGACGCCTAGATAAAGCATCATGGGCAGCGCGCCGATGACGAATCGCCTGCCGCGCGGCTCATTGAACAGCATGTAGCATCCTGCCGCGCCCATCACCCCGGCAATGAGCAGGGAGATGAGGTTGCTCTGATAGCCAAACGTGCTGGCGATGAAGATCGAAATGCGCGTGACGGGGTACTCAAGGATATTCCAGGCAAAGACCAGATAGGCAATGCCCAGCAGCGTACTTGTGGACAGGTCTACGATGCCTTTAAACTTCCGTGCGTTCGTATCCTGATTGTTCGTCTGTTCCATAC